TCAATCTGAACGCCAGACAAATTATTAGTTCTCGAATAATACCCTAAACTAAAAGATGAAATAGTAACATCTGTAGATGGATTGAAAAACGAATTAGCATAAGCGTTACTTCCATTTGCAAGAGCTCCATTAGAACTATGTGTCCATCCTCCGTAATATGTAAGCCTAAATGCAACATCTAAATCTCTTGGGTCTTTAAGATTGAACTTATGAGTAAATGCAGAGCCTCCTACCATAGGATAAATTGCCTTAAGCTTTGTCCATAAGTCTCTTCTTTTAAGCTCCTTAACAAGATATTTAAGTGCATTCTTTTCGGTAGTACCAGTAATATTAGTAACAGTTAAGAATGTCTTAACGTCTTGGTCTATACCTGAATATGCGTAAGGATTTACTAACATATCTTTAATTTGGTCTTCCTATGATGTTTATTTTTAATCCACATGCAGTACCATCTCCTACTTGTGTACAATCAACAGAAATAACATCACTAACAGCAAATGTAATTCCAGGAGTTATTTCTGTAGTAAGGTATCCTTGTACTTGGTCTTCTGTGTTTGTAAAACTCATTGGTGCTTCAAGTATTGTTGTTCCGTTTTTGAGTATATCAAAAGAAAACGCACTTCCTGTTGCTTGTGGGGTTGAAAGAAAAGCCCTTATTTCGAGAACAGCTATATTAACTCCAGCCTCTTTTCTTATAAGGTCTGCAGCAACTTCTATAGGAGTTACTTCGTCTGAACATGCGAACTCAATTCTTTCTCTTTTATACAATCCGTCATATTCATATCTTGCTAATGTTTTAAAGACATTATCTTCTGAGTCTTCTATTATAGGAACAACAGGTTCTATATAAATATTTCCATTGAATTCTACAACAGTTAATAACACAAACTCTCCTGTTCTCATGTATATATCTTCGAGTATTCCGTTAAAGTGTGCTTGAAAGTAACAACCACTTCCTGCTCCAGCATACAGTACAAACTTATCGCCTTTGCTGAATGGAAAATCACTTTCAGTATCAACTTCTATTCCACAGTTAAGAAGTGAAGTCATTTTGTTTTTTGATGTTACTGTGTAAAAACCTGCTTCTGTATTTACAGCTGTTTCCTGACCCAAGAATGTCGTGTCAACATCTGGTATCACAACATCATCAGCATCGAATACATCACTAATCCAAGATACACTTTTTGTTGTCTTGTAAACATTTGCTGTAGTGTTAACAGATGTTACTATTTCTATAGTTCCATCTTCGTTCTCTCTTATAAAGAGAATCTTTCCAATATTTAATGAATATGTTGACTCTGGAATAACAAGATTATCTACTTGTACTACATCTAAAGCAACAATATCAGACGCAGTATTATATATAACTACATCTTCTTCAGATGACTGAGTAAGAGTGGCATATGTACCTCCTGCAAGTAGACCTTTTTGTCTTATTGAATATTCAAGACCAGAGACAAACTGAACTGATGTCGCTGGAAGAAAAAACGTCTGGAATCCCTGTCCGCTTGGACCAAGTACTCTCTTGTCGTTTATATGTGTTACTGATAGTTTAAATACTGTTGCCATTATGATAAGTATTGATGTTTAACATGAATTGTTCTTACTTTTGGGGAGAACCACCACACAGACTGTGAATATATGTTTTCTATTAGTTGCTTGTTTTCACTTGAAAGTAATGCGTAAACATCACTGTTTGATATGTTTAGTAATTGAAAAGCAACTGTTGTCTTAAAAATATCGCACCAGCATACACTTTTCCCAAGTTTCATTTCTTTTTTAGCAAGTGCAAGTAGTAATAAAGAAACATCTGAATAAGAAATATTAACATCATTTGTAGTGTTACTTATGATATTAACATCTATACTTTTAAGTATGTTATCCAATGCGTCTATTAACTCGTTTACTCTTTTATCTATAAAATTATCTGTATCTATATCCTCTTGAGAGTAGTATCTATCAATCTCGTACATAAAAGACAGTACAGCAAATAACTTCTTAATATTCAAATCCTCACAGCAACATTCTTTTGAAGACAATGCATTGTTTACAAGTACATTAAATGCATCAGTATTATCCTCTATTGCTGTTATTAAAAGTGACACTTGTTAATTTAATAGTAACAAATATATAATTTGTCCTATATATTTCCAAGTAAAACTTAATTATTTCCTCAGCATTCTGAGCAAATTTCTCCGCATCTTATGAGATATGTATAGTAATTAAGCAATACTCTTATATTATTTATATCTGAATTACTTATATCAATCTGCAGTAATGATTCATACTCATTGTTGTCAACTATAACATTAGGGTTCATGTCTACAGTAATTATCTTAACGTGTCTTTGAATATACTGATAAAAATACTGAGTTAATATATATCCTTTTATTTCGTCTTTTACATTACCACAATCACAATCTGATTCTTTACACAAAGACACGTTATCAATGGATTCTATAATTTTATTATTAAGACTGTGTATTGAACAGTTTATAGATTTTTCTTCTTTGCAGAAGTATATAAAGTTCTTACTCTTTTTATACTCATCAGTATCGTTTGTTATAGGAGAAGACGGATACAAAGGAACTGAGTCAAAATCTGATGTTGTTGCAAACTCAGAAAGACTTGATGTAAACCCAGATACTCTATATACATATAGAATATCTCCATTGTCCTTTAATACCGCAAAGCTTGAAGCATTTGCTGGAAGCTTAGAGTTTGTTGTTATTACTCCTGTTGATACTATTGCGTTGTAATCAACTTCTTGTATTACTGTGCAAATCATTATATCTATAGAATACACATCTGTTCCTGGGATTTCTATAGTCATACTTTTTAATGAGTCTTTTCCTCCAAATCCACCAGGATTATAGTATGTTATACTCTTTATTTTAGACGATTTCCTTGATTCATTTCCAGATACACCAGAAACTCCTGTATATTCATAGTTAAATCCTTTTATTCTGAATACAGAATGATACGCTTTTGCTGTGTTATTAAGCACTGGATATGTTATTACCACCTTTATATCATTTGTACAGACTTTATTGTCTGGATTTTTATGTGATGATAACTCAAATTCTGCTGATACTGCCATTTTTCTTTTATTTTATCGTTTAAAAATCGTTTTAATCGTGTATTTTTCAATCCGTATATAAACACACCATAGCCATATAAACGTTAAAATTTAACGTATTTTTGTACGTTTTATGGCATTTTTTATGCTACTCATCGGATGTATTGTCATCCTGTTGTTTACTGTTTTGCTCGTTGATAATACCTGTTTCTGTTGGAGTAGGATTTACGCCTGTGTTTTCGTAATCTTTTTGTATCATCTTTCTATATGAGTTATTATCTTTTATCCACTGATGTATAGATGGATATGACATAGGTAATCTTGAGAATGTACCCATGCCAGCAGCAGATGCTCCAAACTGTGTTGCGGTAGTCCACATATCAGGAGTAACATTATACTCATCACTTACTATTGCTCTTCCGAACTCGTACAAATCATTTACATAGGATTTGCTGTTTATCTTTTCTCCTGTTAATATTTGAGGATTAAACACATCAGTCATCATTCCAAGCAAGTTTAATTCTTCAGATTGAGTAAGCATCTTATCCATTCTTCCTGGAAGTTCATTAGGTTTCATTCTTGCTCTCTGAAGTCCTAATAATGCCATAGATAATGCAGCCTGTCCTACTTCGTTTATTCCGAACTGTTGAACTGCATTCTTAACGAGTCCGTACACTAATGCTTCTTTTGTGCCTTCTGTATCTGTAAGATTCCCTTCCTCTTTGTTCCATGTAAGATTGTTTTGTATGCTACTTCTGTACGCACCTGTTGCTGCGTCTGAAGCATCTTTATCTTTTACATTAATATCACCAAACTCTCCTTTTATAAGGTCTATTATGAAATTTTTATCATCATCTCTACTTGAGGGTCCTTTTCCGTTAAGACCTACCATATATCCTATATATAACCCTACACTACTAAACGCTGCCTTAAAGAATGATTTAGACATATCATACAGCATACTTCCTGTAAATGAATAAGCAAGTGATGCTATGGCATCTGACTTTTCAGCAAGTGTACTTCCTTCACCTCTAAATGCTTTAATCATTTTTATAGCTATATTGTTTTTCTCGGCTAATGAAAAAGATTTAAAATTCCAGTATCCTTTTCTAAACAATTCGGCATATGCAGAGTTCTCTGTAAAACTTGTGTCGTATGGATTATAATTCTCTTGTGCTCTTATTCCATTAAGAACTCCTGGTTTAAATAGTTCGTTATCTGTTGATTGTGACTTTCTTACGACGTTTATTGCGAACTTTATTGCATCTGCATCTGGTAAATCAAAGTTTAACTCTAATCCATTATGAAAACAGTAATTTCTATAAGCACCCATAAATGTTGCTCTTGCTGCAAGCCTATCAAAATAAATCATAGGTAAAAGTGCTCTTTGGTTAGCACCTCTTCTATCTTTAAATGAGTTTATAAGTTCTCCGAAATAACCTTTCTCATGTTTAAATTCTCCATTCCAATATCTTTTGTAAAGGTCTTTCATCTTTGGGCTTACTCTTTGTGTTCCTAAGTCATAATCAGATAATCCTCTAAATGCAACTTCTGGTGCATAATTTTGAATCATATCTGATACCTTTTGTCCAGATAAAGGATTAAATATATCTGCGTATCCATTTGATAAATCAGTAAATCTTCTTAACGGGTCTCCATAAAGATTAGCCTGTGAAATAAATCCAGACGTAACCTGTCCAAATGATTGTCTTATTGGAGATAATGCTACTATCTTAAAGTCATCTATCATGTTCATCATCTTGCTTAATAGCTTATCGTCCTTTATAGCCATTTTTCCAGCTGTAATACCTCTTCTGTAGTAAACAGATATGTTATTCTTTATATAGTCAAGAGATATATTGTCTATTGTTCCATCGTCAACTTTTTTATCATAGTCAGTCTTGTTAAATATCTCCTTTTTAAACAATCCATTAAGAAATACTCTGTGTGGTTCATTTAACATATAGAATAACTCTTGGTCGAACCTTTTCTCAATCATCTCAAACGCATTAGTATTCAATGATGTTATTGAACGTTTTCTTGATTTTAAGAATTGAGTTGATGTAGAAAGATTATTCCTTGTTCTGAATTGATAGTCAGGTCTAACTTTTCCAGCTTCATCTTCAAAAGCTTCAGAACCTTCTATTTTAGATTCATTAAACCTAAGCATTGGTGCATAATTCCTTACAGATTCATAAGGACTGTCCTGATTGTTTGTATATGCATCTGATGTTTCCTTCATTGTTCTTCCGTCTGTAAACTCTCCAGATTGAAGCCTATCAAAAAGCGAAACTCCTATACCATAAAATTCTTTTTCTCTGTCATTTAATTCTATTTTGGATTCAACAAGCTCTGCTACGCTATTGTGACCTGTCGCACTTAAAAGTTGTAGCCTTTTATCTCTTACATGAGAACGAACTACATCTGCCCATCCGTCAGTTCCAAGTTTTTCAACTTGATGTCCAGACACAGCCATCATTATATCTGTACTATTAGTCATTATCTTTATATGACGATTATAGTCAACATCTGACATTCCCTCTGGTCTTTCTCCGTGAGATATTATAATACTGTCTTTTATATGTTTTAATCTTAAGTCTAAAAGTTTAGTATATATTTCAAAGAGTTTTGCATCACTTTCTTTCATATCGGTTCTTTGTTCATATACACCGTTTTTATCTTTAACATAAAACATATCTGCACTTAAAACATCTCCTGGCATTAATAGTTTTTTTGCGTCAACTATATCTATTCCAGCATCTTCAAATACATTGGTATTAATGTTTTCAATTTCATCTCTAAAGTACTCAAAGTCATCTTTTGATATTTTAATATCTGGCTTCTGAGAAAGTAACCAATATACTCCAATCTTATTAAACTGACCAAGAGTAAGATTCATATTTGAATCTTTGTTTCCTTTGAACTGATTTATATTTGTAAACACATTATTCAGGGTTGTCCTCATCCTATCACTATTAGCTTCAAGTGGTGCGAATATTGTCTGAACCATTACTCCTCCATAATCCTCTCTTATTCCATCAAGGAAGTTTAATGCATCTTTAAGATTGTAATTAGACAATGCTCCGAATCCATAAGGATTAAGAAATCTGTTTGATAAGCTTCTTAATGCAGTTCCATGACTTCTTTGCCAACTATTATTAATCTCTCTAAGTTTCTTTCTCCAAAAGTCTGAAATGTCTTGTTGTATAAGTTCTTCTGCTTTTCTTGAGTTAATATCAACAATAAGATTAACAACTTCTGGACCAACAGTATATCCTTCTGGGCTTCTTGATATTGTTGAAAGTATTTCTCCGTATCTCTTAAGTTCAGCATCTGTCATATCTGATATGTCAAGACTAAAAAACTCTGATTCTGTTGGTTTTGTAATATCTACTTTTCCTTGCTGAATAGCATAATCTCTTGCTTTTGATGTTACTTCCTCTCGTCCTTTTCTAAGTTGCATAACTTCATAATCAGAAGGTGTATATGGCTCATAAGTATCATTTATATCAATACCATTAAGTTCTGCTTCTGCTGAATTATTTAATCTTTCTTGTGCAACCTCTGCTTCATATTGCTTAGATTTTTCTTCATAATATTCTACTCTTTTTGTAAAATCTAATATACCCATATCACTTGGAGTAGTCTGAAGTAATCTGTTGTATGATTCAAGTTCTCCTATTTTTGTTCTTACACCATCCTCTGATATACCGATAAACTCTGGATTAACTCTTGCAAGTCTCATTAAAAGATTATAGAACTCTACGTTTGTTCTTCTTTTTGCATAAACATTTTTTACAGCAGACTCTCTGAACCTGTTCATCTGTTGCCAAGCAAACTTAAACCTTGAGTTTGATATTATTGCCTCAAATAGCTTCATGTGCTTTTCGTATCCTTCTGGAGTAGAAAACTTTGGAGTCTTTATAAGCTTCATGAGGTCTGGGTTTATTAACCTTGAGTTACCCTTGTATCTTTGACCTATATACTGTTTTTTATACGCTTCGAATATTTTATGAAGATAATCAAGAGAAGCCTTTCTTGTATCTGGGTCAAGAATATTATTCTTCATTTGCTCTATAATATCAACAACTACTTTTTTGTCAATATTCTCTCTTATTGACAGTCTCCCATACGCTGTTTCTATGTAAGTTTCAAGGTCAAAAAGTTTATTTTTGTTTCCTATTAAACTTTCAAATACATCTCTTACTTCTTTTGTAAGCTTTATTTTAATAGCACCACTCTTAACAGCACCATATATTTCTTTCATCCATTCTTTAAAATGAGATAAAAGTCTTCTTACGTTCATATCTGTTATCTTTAATCCATCTCCGCCTTTTCCACCATCATGAAGATATGACTCAAAGCTTCTTGCAAAAAACTCGTTTATAAACTGAAAGTTATCTAAATTGTGTTCTCCTTTAAACTCCTGTGAATCAAAGAATTTCTTACCCTCTTCTGACATTGCAAAATCATCAAAAGCATCCATGTATTCTTTTGCTTTTGCGTTGCCTTTCTCTGCGTATTCTTTAAGTATAAATCTGAATGAGTGTCCTAACTCATGCATTAATGTATCTATTTTTCCATTTTTAAGTATAGTTATAACATTGTTAGCATGGTCGTACATTCCTCTTATATAGTCATCTTCTACTTGTAGTAACTTGTTTTCATTTTCATTCTGATGATTAAATACATCTATATTATTCTCTACTTGGAATAACTTTTCCTTCTCAAGTTTGTATGTTTCTTGATTAGCAAGATTTTTTACTATTGCTGTATTTATTATTTTTATCTTTTCTGAATCAGGAATACCTGTATGTTGTGTAAACAAAGAGATTGCCCTTTCCTCTGGTGTCATTTGGAGTCTTTCTGCAGATGAGCGTGCCTGTATCTCTCCAAATGTTCTTAAGTATAAATTATATGCTATAGATTCTATTTCAGTATCATACATTCCACTTTCTATATCATCAATACTTATTCCATCTTTTTTATTAAGATACTCTTCAACTAAAGGCTTTATAGCCTCAACGCTTGTTCCGTTTGGAAACGCTTCTTCTGTTTGTATAAAATGCTGTATTTCGTGAAGAAGAGTACTTTTCCATTGTGCGTGCGAATCAGAATCAGTAGAAGTATTTTTTAATACTATGTCTTCTATTGTATTTTTATCTAATTTTACATCAGCACCAATATTACCAATTCTTAATGCTATTCCTAAGCTTTTACCAGACAGAGTAGTTGTGTACGTTCCTCTTGTATTCTCTGGTAGTTTTGTAGTAAATGTAACATTAAGGTCTCTTAACTTGGGATAATACTTAAAAATCTCATAATCAATCCCAAGTAAGTCTCCCATCTTTATTGTAAATCCATCTCCGCTATCTAATACATTTACTTTGTTTTCTGGGAAATTAAGTTTAATATCTGAATCGTTAGTTTCAAATATCCATTCTCCTAAAAATGCATCATACTCCCAACCAGTAAGTTGTTTTATGCCAAGCTCGGTGTATCCTTTTTGTTTTAGTTTTTCTGCCAAAAGTCTTTTATCATAAATTTCCTTTACTCTTTTTGCACCTTTTTCTCCTATTGCTTGAAATAATATATCTGGATTCTTGGCAATATTAGCAAGTGTAAATCTTCTCGTTACATTCCAAAGCTTCATTTCTGGAAGTATTCCATTCTTGAAGATATCAGCCGTATTCTTTATTATTCCCATTCTCACAAGATTATAAGAATAATACTTTATAACATTGACAAGTGCATTTACTTGTTCTTTTGTAAAATTAGGATTATCTTTTACTACTGGCTCTAAGTACTTTCTTATATCTCTTTCAGATATTATCTTTTTATCTCTTATTGGATTGAGTGTGCTTATTTCATCATCAAGTATTCTTTCTTTTGGAGTATAATCTCCAATTATTATTCTGTTCTTTAGGTTTTCTATTTTTCTTGAGCTTATGATGTTTGAAAACTTCGCTACTCCATTTATTATATCAAAGATACTTATATAGTCAACTCTGTCAAGTATATATGTTCTTGACTCTGGGTCTATATTATATCTTGATTTTAACATATCAAGAATTACCTTTCCATCAAGAGGATTTGCTCCGCCTTCGTCTGATTTTCCTGCAAACGTTTTATTAATAAGCTTTAAAGCCTTGTCAATTACAGCAAGTTGTTTTACGATTGAATATGCAGTAGTATCTGTTCCTTTTGCTCTTTCTGCAAGACCATTATAAACCCTTTGAAGTAATTCGTATTTCTGTGGTTCTGTTAAAGAATCGTTTTTATGAAGAGTAAGAAATATTGCGAGCCTTACTTTGTTTGTAAGGTTGTTCATATTGGTAGCTACAAAGTTCATAAAATCTACAGCGTCTGTATTTTTATCAGAGAACATTACAGTTCCATCTGTAGTAGCTTCTATATCAAATACATTTCCATCTTTATCCTTTAAGCCTGTCGTTTTAAATCCAGAAGGAACAAGGTTTCCGTCTGGGTCTTTAGTTGGCTCAAGGTCAATATCTGGTTTATCAGTATGTCCAAGTTTAACTTCGTCGTTTACAAACACTATACCTTCAACAAGTATATTATCTCTTGTCTTATATACTCTTTTTGCTTCATCAAGTATATTATTTAAGTATTCTTTCTTTTGGTCTGATGCTATACAATCTTGTATAAGTTTTGCCGTTATCTCAAAATTTGGTGCTGGATTATCACCAGGAGATGCTATGTATCTTTCTATACTATCTTCAAGTCTTTTTAATTTAAGTATCTCTATTTGAGAAAACTCAAGAAATGTTTTCGTTGACGGTATTAATCCCTGTTCTACCTGCAAATTATACTCATCGTAAACTTTTTTGATATGCTCAAGGTTATCTATGTTTCTTTCAAATTTAAGTTTAGACATTACATCATTATAGTAATCTATATCAAGTTTACCAGATGCCATTACCTGTGCCTCTACTGATTTTACGCTTTTATACTCTGATTCAAATGATTGCATGTATTCTTTAAACGACATGTTTTCAATTCCAGAATCTTCAAACTTATTTCTTAATTCAACAAGGTTTCCGAGTATTACACTTAGTTTATGTTCACCTTTTTGCTGAAGTTTTTCTATGTTTGATATAATATTATCGTACTTTGACTTTTCAAGATATGAGTCGCTTGTTGCATTTATTATATCTTTTAATATTGATTTGAATATTTTAAAATCAGACCTTAAGTAGTCTGGAAATATAAACATAGCATTCTTTGCTGATACATTAGTTATATCAGTATTTGTTGCTGATATATCAAAGAAGTCAGGTCTGTATTCTTGATATGCTATTCCTTTTATTCCTCTATTTAATGTTCCAAGAGTAAACGAAGTTCCAGCGTGTAGGAACGCTAATGGTGCTAATGTGTATATACTGTTTAAAAACTCTTCTTTTATATCAAAGTCAAAGTCGTTGTCTGATATATTAAGTTCACGTTCTAATGTATCAACAAGTATTCTGTTATATAAGCTTATAGATGTTAAACCTACAGCACCGTTAAGTTGTCCAAAAAATACTTGTTTATTATCTTTTGCAACCCATCTTAAATAAGGAGAAAGTGCGTTAAACACTTTATATGCAATAGCTTCAGAATATGCCTTTTTTGTCTGTGGTTCTGTTATTAAACTTATGAAACTTTGTGTTGCAGCTTTTGTTTCTGGGTTTGATTTTAATATTGATAAATCCTTAGTAAATGCATTAACTATTCCTTTTGTTGCTTTTGAAACTCCTCTTTCTGCAAAATGTCCCATATACATAGTAGAGTTCTGTATTATATGAGTTCCAAGTGCATCAAGGAATACCATAGCATTTGACTCTGTATTTTTAAGATGCTCTTCTTTGTTTTCCCATTTACAGTCTTCATAGTTAAACATAGCCTCAACATGCTGATTTGAAAGTTCATAGAACGTTCCAGCACCACCTAATGCAAATGTTACTGGTGTTATCATTCCTCCTTTTAAAAATGCAGTTGCTACTTCTTTTCCTACTGTAGTTAATGCTCTTACTCCTTTACCTTCCATTCCAGAAAGTATAAGTCCATAGGTTATTATGTTATCAAATACAGTAGCTACATTACCTTCTCCAACAGCAACTCCAGCTACACCCATAGAATTAAATGCAGCAAACTCAGCTACAAGTTTTATTAAGTTTGGAACTGCAACGTTTCCTAATGTATATGGAGTGAGTTTTACTTGATTTAAAGAATGTGCTATTGCTGATAGAGCTCCTATAGCATCTACTACCCTTATCTCCTCTTTTGTTCTTGAAAAATTTGGTTTTTTAAGAATCCTGTTAAGTTCTATTTGCTCTACGGAACCTATTAAACTTCCTAAGAATGGAATTGTATCTTTTGCCTCTGTTTTTGATAATCCGTAAAAGAAATCTGAAACAACACCAGCTGGCTGTTGTGGTAAAGACATTATTCTGTCATAAATAACATCAAATAGTTGCCTTGCTGTTTTTTCGTCAGATGGTATATCGTAATTATGAGTTCTTATATCTGGCATCGCCATAGCCGCTAATCCTGCTCCTTTTAGGAACTTTGGAAGTTCTGGACTTGAAAGACCACTTGTTTTTTGCTCTAATTCCCTTTCTTTATCTATCTCTTTCTTATACTGAATCATAGTTCCAATAAGTGCCTGAATATGTATAGGCATTCTTATTGTCCCTTTCATGCTTTGTATAAAATCAGTTTCAGATTTTCCTGTAGCATTATGATGCCAATAATAAGATAACGCAACTATTTTTTGCTGAACAGTTGAGTATAAATAATCTTGTGACTGTAAAACCTGTTTTAACTTCGGATTCATTTTTTCTGGAAGTACAGGTGCTAATTTTGCTTTTACAAACTCTTCATAATTAAAAGCGTTTACAGCATTAGTATATTCATTAAAGATTATCCCTTCGTCTATATTGCCTTTATACTTATCGTATATCATAGCAATCCAACTGTTTGCCTTTATTTCATCTATCTTTATTTGTTGTTTTCTATACTTCTCTAATAAATTCTTAAGTGCTATTTCGTTTTTATCTGTTGTTGTGTATTCGTCTTCTTGTTTTTTAGCTTTTACAAAAAGTTCTTTTACAGCTTCTTTTTTCTTTGATAATTCTGCTAACTGTTGTTTTACATCTAATACACTTTTACTATCCTTTACTTTTCCTAATTTTAACTCTAAAGATTTTATCTTTTCATTTATAGGCTTTATTGATAAAGATTCTATTATATCATTCTTTATCTTTGCATTATCATTGTACTCCTGTATTTTATCATCTGGAATTATTGCGTTTCCATTCTCATCTTTTGGAGATTCGTTTTCTAACTTCAAGATAGCCTCATCTGCTTTCTTTATTTTTTCTTTTGTTTCTGCTGGTATCTCCTGAATTATAGTTGAAAGCTTGCCGTACTCTTCTTCAAGTGCAGCAGATGTTTCTATATACTCTTTTGCTTGGGCATCATTTTTATATACTTCAGCTATTGCTTTACTTGCATCCTCTATTTCTTTTGATGTTTTAAAGAAAACACCCATATCTCCTGTCGCTGCAAGTTCCTTTCTTTGTTTCTGTACTGTTGCATTAAGCTCTTGTATTTCCTTTGATGTTTTTACTGCATCTGATACAGATTTTTTATATGACTGGTCATTTAGAAATTCTTGATATTTACTTGACTTTTCAGATACCTTTCCGAGAATACTTTTATAATCAACATTACCAGATGCTACTGCATCATTTAGTATTTTAAAGTTATCTACTGCTTTAATATCACTAAGGTTGTTATCTTTTATATACTCAGTTGCATCGTCATTTGATACTATTGATGTTGGTATTGATGTAGCACCTGTATTCCACATTTTTGCAAGAGGAAACTGATTTGCCTCTATTCCGCCTAATTCCTTAAATACATCGTTGCTTTTTGAAACAGCTTGCTGAGCCTTTACATAAGACTCTTGTTGTATTCTTTTTGCTATTTCTTCTTGTGATTGAGTCTGTTGTCTAAAAGCATCATCTACAGATACAGGTGCATTTATTGCAGAAATAAAATAATCTCCTGCAAGATTATCAACATTCTTTTTTACTGTAGGATTATTTATATCCTTTTGTACATCTCTTACTCTTTTATTTACTTCTTTTACAGACTCTTCTATTTTTCTTTTTACAGAATCTGGACTGTCTGATGATGTAGATGTTATTTTTACAATAGGTATTCCATTAGATTGCAAAGTTGCATCTATATCTTCTGCTTTTTTAGTATTTACTGTTGCTGGCTTTACCTGCTCTTGTGTCTTTTTTGCAGGTGGTACGTTTGGTACAAACGGTATGCTAAATGGAATTGGCATGGAGATTCCGTCATTATCTCCAGGTTGTGTTTTACTTACTCCATCTCCAGAAAAGAATTTTTGTCTCTCTGTTCCTGTGTCGTAGTACTTGTCTCCAGTTATTACTACGTTTCCTTTTGGAAATGATGTTCCAGATGGTTCTTGTGCTTTTTGGTTTTGTTTTGCCATGTTAAATTGTGTTTTTTAGCCATGTAATACCGCCAAATTTCGTGCTTGTGTGTGGATTAATGCTAACGCATATACCAAAATTTAACGGCTAAAAAAACGTGTTTTAAACGAATATATTATCTTGTTTAATTGTTATTAGATTTATTTAGTATTTTTTTGCAACTGTAGCATTGTTAGCAGTTCCCTTGTTTTTTCCGCTTTGTGATATGTCTTGAGCATGTTCTGTACTAACATCCACTGGTTTTGATTTATATACTGGACTTATGAAGTCAGACTTTAATGCTTCTTTATATACACTTATTCTTGAACTTGATATAGGAACAGTTCCATCTGCTTCATATACACTTATTTCTCCTGTTCCTTCATTAACTACTGCAAACGCACCGTTTTTATTTTGCTTAGGAAATTCAGAAACCCACACTCCCTTTGTATTTGTTCCTTTTATCTTTGTGGCTTTCTTTTCTATAGCTTCTTGTTGTGAATACGCTGGTAGCACTGTTCTTCCATCGTTTGTTATAAACTGAAGAACATACTCACCTTTATTTACTATAACTCCATTTATCTTATCACCATTACCTCTTTTTATATCTATACCTTTAATAATATCATTATTCATTATTAAAGATGCTTTTTTATTAGATTCTAAATATTTACTAAAATCCATCATATCTGCTGATGCAAGTGCTTTTTTTACTTTTCCTGGTTGGGATTCATTCCACCAATCTGGAAAAGACTTAAATCCAATTTTTATTTTTCCTACAGAAACAGTAAGATTTTCCCTAAGTTCTGGTTTTTGGAAAAATGAGTTTTTAACTTCACTTAAGTTTTTACCTCCTTCTGCAGTTAGCATTGATGTTGTTAAAGACATAGCATCATCTGCGTTGCTTACTCTTGTTCTTCCATCTGCACTTGAGCTTTTTATATCTCCATTTGGAAGAAGAACGTGAACAGTGTTATTAGCACCAAGACCATATCCATTTGTCTGTATATCAAGTATTGTCTGTTGCTGAGCACCAATTTCTGGTATTTCTATTGACTCTTTAGGATATACTTTTGCATTTGCAGATGCGTTAACATTAATAGGAGTTGCTCCTACAGCTTTCATGTCTATATCTTTTCTGATATTTTTCATTTGCTGATAAACCATTTCAGTAGCATACTTAAGTGCCTTTTCTCCATCCTTGTCAACGTTTCCATCAAGGTCTCCATACTCAGCAAGTATTCTTGGTCTTACAAGATTTTCAGCGTTATACCTTAATGCCGCATCATACTCTTCTTTTGTAGCTTTAGACTTATCTATTTTCTTTTGGTAAAAATAATCATCTGGATTAAGAAATCCTTCTGTTTTCTTTGTTTCAAGCAAATCGTGATACTTTTTAAATTCTTTACTTAACGCATATTCCTCTGTTGCATTACGAATTTCTGTTTCAAGAGATGCTATTGTTTGGTCTTTTATATCTTTGGCAACTTGAACAGCAGACATTCCTAATGTAGCATTTCTAAGTTTTTCTTGTATGCTGTAATTAGGGTTTCCTCCATTTACAATATCCACAAGTCCATTCCTTGTTAAATCTACATCTCTTTTTATTTCTCTTGGTAGAGATAATCCATATTCGTCTGCTTGTTTTGCAAGTTCATCAGCTTTCTTTACAACAGATGTAAGGTTATTAGCAACATAAGTCATATTACCATTCCATGTATTGAACCCTTCATTAAGAGGGTTTCCTTTTGTATGGAGTAACTTATATCCATCTTTGTGTCTACCAGCGATGTCAAGAAACTTTTTAGCACCTTCTTTGTATAGGTTTCTAAATTGTTCACTATAAACTCCAGCTTCTGGTTGTGTAAATGAGTCCATAGCAGAGGACGTAGCTGTTGGAGTTTTTGATTTATCAGAAGGTTTAATTGCATTAAGAATAGTATTCATTAATCTTTCTCTCTCGTACTGATAAGGAGCCATAGGCATTCTTGTAGCATCAGCACCACCTGTTATAAGCTGAGTTCCGATTATCCTTCCACTTATACTACCTGCAACAAGTGGACTTGTTTGAACATAGAAATCATCATTCTTAAGCATGGCTGGGTGCTGATAATCAATCATTCCCTGTATTTTTTGTCTTTTTTCCTCTGATTGATTTATTTGCATCTCTTGTGACTGCAAACTGTTAAGGTAATCTACAAGCTGTGCTTCGGTGTCTGCAGTAGGGTCTGTATCTATTGGTTTATTTGTTATATAACCTCCTGAAGCTGGTAAAGCCCGCTGTGATGCGGGTTCTCTTTGTGCAGTTGAATTTTGTGCAGTTGCGTTATAGTTTCCTGATAAAAGAATATTATCTTCTACTGGGTCTACTGACTTAAATGATATACCTATAATCATTGTATATTAAATTTTACTGGTTTTTATTCCTATAAAGTCCAGCTGTCATTCCACCTATAACAGTGTTTATTGCTCCATCTACACCACCAGCTATAGATGCTGTTCCAGCTGCAAGATTTGCTCTTCCAGCTGCAACTTCAGATACACCATCATATCTTTTTTCTTGATGCCTCAACAAAGATAACTCAAGTTTTCTTTGTGCTATATCATCAAGTTGCTTTTGGGACATTGTTTCATACTGAAAAGCTCTATTTTCTATATTTCCAAGAATATCATTATAAGCCTGAGATACAGTTCCACCAGCCTTAAGCAATGCGTTAACGTCTGCACCACCTCCACTTGCGAGGGTTAATGCTCCATCTTTTATGTTTGCAAAAGTTTGGTCTAAGTTATCCTTCATTGATGAAGCATAAGAACCAGAATACATTGAATCTCTTTTTCTTTGTATTCTGCTTAAATTATATCGCAATTCAGGGTCTTCCTGACCAGGAATCATTCCTTCTGCTTGTGATATCTTTTTTTCTCCTTCTTCGACTTGTCTTGCTCCTTCTTTTCTTGCAAGTATTCCACCTATAAGTTCACCAAGAAACTTATATGAAATATTTAAGACTATTATCTTCTTCATTACTTTAGAATTTTATATTGAATATCAACAGATGTTATAGATATATTGTCCTTACCGTTATACATTATTCTGAATAGAATTTTGTTATCTTGGTATCTTTTCGATGTATATGGATTTCTTGGTATATAATTAGTATAACCTCCGTACTTATTCATATTATCTCCGCTTATAGAAGAGTGTATTGTATCTTGGTTATCCTTTAAGAAATCTATTGATAACTTATCTTTTTCCTCAAGTTCCTTTTGTGTATTTACTTGTATTCTTACAAATTCTTTTTCTTGCTCAAGGTCTTCTTTATCTGGGTTTATAACATCTATTATTTCTGCTTTTATGTATTCGCCATTAAGTATGTTTCCAGATTCAAGTTCATAACACTTCATATTTCTAAATCCGTACTTTTTGCCATTAGAAGTCTGAATTTTATCGAAGATATACTCATTTTCAGAAACCCAAGCTTTTACGTTTTCACGAGTACAATATACAAACACATTACGCACATTTTCAAGTGTTTCTTTGTTTATTACTTGGACACTCCATTCTGCATCATTTTCAAACTCATTTACTGAAACTACTGTTCTTGTTATTTTAAAGTACTCATCGCCTGCATCTAATATATGTTCTGTAAGTGTACTTGTAGCATCCTCGTATATTCTTACTGTAACATCTTGTGCAACAACTTTTCTTATGTAAAATGATTTATTTAATGTTATATCAAGTGGAGAGTTTTCTATTAACTTTAAAAATACTTCGTCTGAAAACTCATCGTTGTACAGAATCTCAAAAAGAATATTATTACAATCAGTTATGTCATAGTAGTTATTGTTTGTTTCTTCTGGAGTATCAAAGCACATATCATTTGCAACTACTACAGGAAGCTTTGTTATGAATCCATACTCATTAAATTTGTTATCATAGAATCCATGTCCTAAGCATTCTAATTCAACTATGTTTCTTCCTGCTTCTGCTGTTCTTTTAAAGAGATTTCCAAATGATTCTTGAACTTCATTTATGATACTTTCTCTGTTTCCATCTGTAATATCTTTTACTTTATCTTGTCCTTCTTCAAACATAAATACACCGTTCTTATTTGCATAAAATGCCCTGTTTCCATCTTCAGCCCAAGTCCATTTATGCAATTTTTGCAATCCCTTTTTAGCACCTATGTTTTGCCATTCTTCCTGATTTATAAACTGAGAATCCGAGTTTCCTGTTGTTCCTATAATATTTCCAGATGCATCCGAAAGAGTCCTTTTACTGACAAGCAATAATGCTATATCATTTTCGCAGAATGCATACAGATTATCTCCATATCTATCTGATGATATAAACAGCTTTCTTCCATCTCCAAACTTATCAGATATATCTTTATAATTAAATGGTCTAAATGTTTTAAGATTAGGAGCATTAAAACTTTGTATTGGTCTTGTCTGTGACCATATTACTCTTGTGCAATATTTTACATTTTTTTCTTGTAAAAAGAATTTTTGGGAAAATACTTTATAGTGCTCTGGAAGCGTACTGTAATTTGGATTTTTACCTGTTATTTGATTTGTTCTAAATCCACCCATATTCCATTTTTCTTTTTCAGACTCTGTATAATCTGTTAAATAACCAGAATGTATATGATTTTCTTGTGTAGTATTAGATACACTCCATACAAGAGGTCTTTCAACGTAAGATATGTTTGGATAAAAGTCACCATACATATATGAAAGATTAATTCTGGATTGGCATATATAAGACCAAAGCCATTGTCTTATAAAATTAAGACCATGAATCTTTCCAGTTACAAAACCATAGTGAGTTATTCCATCCTTTATCCAGCACTTTTTTACATTTTGATTTAACTTATACTGCATAAAAGGCATACCTACTCCAAGCATAAACTGATTTTTGTATTCACTTAGTGATACCTGAAATGAGTTATCACCATTATCATCTCTATATTCAGATATATTTCCTCCATTGTTGCACTCTCTGTCTTTATATGTAAATATTGCTCTGTTATGCATTATATCTCCTCCAAATACTGAGATAGGGTAATTTTTATTATACATAACAATTACCTTATCTCCAAATCTTATCTTTGTACTGTTCTGTGTATATACAGTATATGAATAATCTGTACTTATGTATATAAAGTTTCCTATTGTTTTATATTTTCCATGTATCTTTTTTCCACAATAACTATCTGAATTATTATCAATATCATAATCAATAGCGGAAATATCACCTGGAAAATATGTTTCTATTTCTGTGATATTTATGAAATTAAGCATAACATTGTTTCTTTCTATAAAAATAAAATTTATATCCTTTTTAGTTTTTCTTACTTTATAATCCTCTACTCTCTCGTCTACACATTCAAATACCTGTGTATCATCATTGTTGCAAAGCCCAACTGTAGATTTTATTTTTATATAGTTTATAGGTGCTTGATATTTTACTAATGACTCATCTTTTATTTCTGCAGAATCATTTATTATATTTACTATATATACATGCTCATGAAATTTTTTTACTTCTTGTTGTGACCAATGCCTTGCTGTAAAGTCAACTATGTCTTTATTCATCCAAACATCATCCTCCACTTCAATTTCAAGATAAAAAGAATTATTTTCTATTATTTTTGAAACAGATACTATATTTGTTTTAAATCCATCAGAACTTGGTAGTTGGTTTAAAAACATAGAAAGTGATGTTATTATACTTCCTTTCATAGCCCTATTTCCCCCAAAATATGCATACTTGTCAGTCCATACTGTTCCATCATCAAGTCCAACCATTGAGCCTGTCATTAAATCTTCATTTTGGCAAACAGCGTGTGTAACCATGTCTATCTGATGTGATAAATTAACTGCCGTAGTGTCAAAAGATGTTCCTGTATTTAATGATGATTTTGATGCATGCATAACGTCAGAAAAAAATGCTAATGGCTCTATAAACTGAAGTTTATATGCAGATGGGTCTGAGATTAAAGATTCTATAAAAGATTCACTAATAAATCCGCTTTCTATATCTGGACAGTGTACATGTACAATTTTCTTTGATTTTTTTACTGCCTGTCTTAATGTATGTATATCATCAAAGACTAAAACATCTTTTGTTATATCTGTCTTTGTATCTGATGGTAAATTACCTGTCTTAATATCAAAAGTCCATCCATCAATACCAGATGTTATATTTTCAAGCATTGCTTGCCCTTTTTCTTCGAGAGGATAAACTGCTATTCCTTGTGCTATTACTCTTTTTGCGGAATTTGTTTTAAGTATTGAAAACGCTTTACACCAATCTGGAAAATTATCTATTCCGTATATTGATAATCCAAGTGATTGAAATACTGGGCTAAATCCATCTGGAGAATAATCTACCTGAAGGTATCCTTCTGTTGATACATTTGTAGAGCCAAGAACATTTCTTCCTTTGTATCTTTTATCATAATCAGAAACAGGTGTTCTTGGTTTATAGTTAGGTGTATATTCTCCGTCAAGTATGTTTATTTCGTCCGTGTTATCTATTGGGTTTCCTATATCTATATTTGTATTAAGTACTACTTCAAATACCTTTTCAACTATATTAGTGTCTTGACTTGGTAATTCAAAGAAACTATTTGGAGATATATTATTAACAGTTTCTTCTATTTCATTAAGATATAATGTATTATTTTCAGACATCGTATATCCATCAAGATTTTTTCTTTTGTCTGGGAATTTATAATTTTTTAGCCTTTCTATAGGTATTGATAATATTTTTTGCATATTTTCATCCCATAATACTATAGAATAAGTTTCTATCTCTCCATTTAAATTAGACCTGTAATAACAAGAGTTTTTTGCATCTTTATGACCACTGCTTCCAAGAAATTTAAGTACTGGATTTGCTATTTCATTATCTATTTCTGTAAATTCAAGATTAATATTACTCTCTGTTGTATCTTCATATTCTATATTTAACAGTACTATTTTATTTTTAAAATATCTTATTGACTCGGCTCTTTTTATTATTGACGATACGTTTAATACGTCGTCATCTGTTGATAATTTTATTTCGTCTGTCTCGTTATCTTTTGAGTCTATTATCTCTATTACATTGAATTGGTTATTACTTATGTTTATTTTTTGAACTATAGATGACAAAGGACTATATCCATAACCTTCTCCATTGTTATATGATATTCTTTTTAACTCTATATAATCATAGCACTGTTCATTATCTACTCTTAATTTTAATATCGGTGAATATTTTGTTCTTATACTATTATCTCCATCTTTACCTTTTGTTCCTGTAAAATTAAAAATAGTATTTTGCTGTGTTTCTACATTAAATGGTACTATTATTAGTGGTGTTGGTATGCTCCAATTTGTTCGTTCTCCGTTTTCTGTAACAGCCCTATATTGATAGCTATACTGACCACCTGGAAGACCATTTAGACCTTGTGTATCTTTTAGTCCAATAAAAACTAAAGAGTTCATTGGACTAAGTGTATTTATTGTGTAGTTCTTGTAATCAAAATCTTCAAAGTATTTATCAGTACCAGCATTAAAGTTATCTATAATATCCTGTATGTTAAAATACATAGGAGGAAGATTATTGTCAGTTATATATAACTCTCCACCTAAGCAATTCTCATTTTTATCATGGTCAAAAGGATGTATGTGACGAACAGGGAATTTATCGCTTGATAGCATAACTGTATCATCTATAGCCATTACTCCATTTGTAGGACTTGTCTCAGACCAATCTATAGACGCCCATATAGTTACCTTATGAGAGTTTATGTTTGTTTCAAGTATGCAGATATATCTTTCATTATCTTCAGCATAAGTATGTATTAATCTTTCTCCTCCTATTCTTTCTGCAGCCGAAGAGTTCTTTTTTGATGAAACTCTTATATTTTTACCTCTTAAGTATTTGTCCTGATTTACAACACCTGCAATTTCGTTAGTATTGTCAGCACTTATACCTCCACCATAGAACTTTGTATATTCCTTGTGGTTTTCTGGTCTTTTATTACCTATGTTTCTATCTTTTGCCATTATATATTATAGTCAGCGTTTGAGAAATATTCCATCATTGAATCTCTTTGGAACTTATCCATTGATGATATTCTTCTTTTGCATTCAAGTAGTGTTCCCTTTGCCCTTCCGTATCCAAAGAATTTTGAATAAGAATCTTGATAATCTACTCTGAATGATTTGTCTCTTACTTTTAAATACTCAAATGTGTCAAGCTTTGCTTTATCGAGTATTCCATCATAGATAATTCTTGGAATACATGGTATATCTCCATTCTTTGAACCCATACCATTATAGATTATTCTTATGCCAGAATAGCTATCATACTCTCCATCAAGTATTATTCTTCCCGATTGTATATTTGCAGTTATAAGTCCTGGTGTTGTAGCAGTTATTCTGTTTTTATAATCAAAATAACCACCTCCATCTACAGGGTCATTTGTGTTTTTTCTTATTCGAGATGTCCTTGCTTTTGATGTTCCGTAAGCAAGATTTCTTTTCCAGTGAACAGTTACTATATCAGTAACTTCTTCGTTCGACATATTATACAGATATATTTCCCTTATATTAAAAGCATTTACTGGTATACTTATTACTCCACTTCTATCGAAGTTGTTTATGTCCTTTACAACTGTTTGATAAAATGTCTCTAATCCAAAGTATGTTACAGCACCATGTATTCTTGATATATAGAAACCCTTATCAAGACCACTTCTTGTGTACCCTTCATCATTACAAGCTGTAACTAAATCTGATAAAGCCTGTTCTACCGATATAAATTCAGATGATTCCATCGTTTAAAATGCGTTTTAATCGGTTTAAAATATTGTTTGATATATAATGTACCAATAACGTATAAAACAACCAATTTTATGGCTTTTTGTACGCTATAATGGTGATTTGAAAGCATATTTTATATTATTGTTGAGCCTGTTGTGGCGTATCTGAATCTTGTTGTATAGGTGCAACTCCAACAGGTTTACTTCCTTGATTAGATGTATCGCTTCCATCATTTTTCTTGTCTGACTGAATCATAAATCCAAACCTTGCAAGATTTAAAACCTCAAAATAAAGTATTTTTTCTTGTTCTGGATTAATATCAACTTCTGTATCAAGGTCGCAAACAGTATCTGAACTTTCTGTTGAATATATATACATATCAACTTTATCAACATTAACACACTCTATCCCAGCATATACTATTGCTTCCTTTAGTTCTCCATCTATATTTATTCTGTTTCTGTAAAAGTATGGATTTGAAGGACTTGGCTTTCTGTATGGATTTCCATAAAGAGTTACCACCTGCCTTGTGGTCGTTCTGTTAAATGGATTCTGTAAAGGGTCTTCGCATCCACAGAGATTTGAATCTGATGCAGTATAGCATACTGTATCAATTCCTATATCATTATCAAGGTCAACTATTGGTGCTGGTAAAAGTGTGTACTTTCTTCCTGTTTGCGTGTGCGTTAAAACAAGTACATCAGGGAAATATGTAAGATAAGCATCTGACTTTGATTTCTTAATCCTTTCATACTTAAGTCTTTTTGCTATTATATTTACCCAATAAACTATCTGAGGTATAGTAATATCTGCATCATCAAACGTTTGCTTGATTTGTTTTTGTATTGAGTAACATATGTATCTGTATGTCATTATCTAAATATTTCTATTATACTCTTTATTTCTACTTGTGTTAACTCAAATATATTAGTTCCGTCTCCTTGTTGATAAGATATGTAGTTAAGACACTTATCAACAAAAAAGTTAAATAGTTTAGGATGCAACTGTATCTCGTCTCCTTGGTCTGATATCTCAGCAGGAGTTTCTACTACAAATAATGTACAGTATTTTTGATTAAGATAAGGTCGTATCGTTATCTCATAATCTCTTGATGATGTTTTTATTCCTCCATCTATAAAAAACTTCTCGTATGTTCCATGATTAGATTTAAACCCTGAAAGCATATAAACAAATCCAGAGTTTACTCCACTTAAAGGATTTGTTATAAAGAATTTTGTTCTATTATAAAGATTCGTGTATTGGTCAGTTTGAAACCTAAGCATGTTTCCTTCTCTTGTAACAGTTATTCCACTTCCAGCCAATACAGTATTTGCATAGACTTTCATATTTTCAGCAGTAAGAGATAAATTTGCACCTATAGCTGTATTGTCTTCAAATATCCAAGAATACGTTGTATTGTTAAGTGTAAATGATATTGACTCTTGTCCTTCAGGAGTTGGTTGCTTTAGAAGTAAAACTTCTAATACACCATAAGCACCATTAATTTTAGGATAATAGTTGTATGGATTTAGATATGCGAACTGAACATTATCATTACTTCCATACTCCATAGAAGCACACTGTGTTACTGTATTACCTGCCTCAAATGGATTTCCTTTATTTGATTCCCACTCTTCTTTTGTAAGTCTTTTTGCAAAATAATATGTATCTATATGTCTTCTGTCTGGTCTGTAGTATGAACGTTTACTATCTGTAAGTTCTACTTCATCTACTCCATCTATCGCTTCTGTTAGTGGTAATGGATTTACAGATACTATAGACCATATATTATCGTCAATAAGTATTCTTGATAACTCTGATGTTGTATATACTCTTGCTGTAGATAAATCCGCAAGCACCTCTTCACTCATTTTATTTTGAGCAAAAGCATAATTAACAAGATTAACTATGTACTTTATAGATTCATTAATAGCTTGCTTATAATTTTTGTCAAAGCTATAATAATCAGAGCCCTTGGCATCAAGTCTGACATCAAGGGCTTCAATTACTGATTGTACTGTAAACATCTATTCTTTTTGACTTTAAGAGTAAACTTTGCTTGCTACTCCAGATTCCTTATTGCGTATTTGTTGTGATATTTCAGTATCCTGTACGTCACTTAATCTCAGCTGTGATTCGTGTTTCTGAAGTTCTTCAGCCATTTTATGTGCGATTCTTTTTCTTAATGTGTTAAAGTCGTTTGTGTCAACCTTAATGTTAAGTTCCATACATTTCTGCTTAACCTGAAACTCGTTGTACTGAGATACCTTTGTATAAGACGAAACAACTTTGTCTATTAAGTCATTAGAGTATGTTGTTGATGAGTCAAGTCTCTCAAAGTATTGAATACCAAAAAGACTGTGATTTCTTACAAACTCAGCTTGTGATTTAGACCAAACATAAGCCATACACTGTGTTACGACTTTTCCTTTTGTTCCAGGCTGTACATACCTTAAGAATGGTGTAAACTTTATTGGATTGTGAGGTGCATTAACAGTTAGTCCTTTTACAACATCGTCATAAATAACTGTAGCTGCACAAAAAGCAAAAAACATTACTGGTTTTTCAAGGATATCCTCAAGTGGTAATGTTTCTTTCGTATATGCCATAGAACTTACGAGTCCTCTTCTTTCGTTTTTTGATGATAGTGCTTTTGATATAGCTTCAGCAAGCAAAGTAGAATCTACTGTTTTTGCGTTGTTATCATTAGCGAGTCTTTCAGCGATTTGCATGAATGACTTCAAAACAGACATAGGAACTCCTACTATTTCTGCTTCTTGTTTGTTTTCTTCTTTTACTACTTTATCTTCTGTTGATTCAACTGGAGTCTGTGTTACAGTGCTTTGATTAGCCTGTATTGACGGTGTTTCCTTTTTAGCATCACCTAAAAATGGATTTGTTTCTTTAAATGAAACCGATAGTGTAATTTTCTTCATTTTGTATTTTTAAGTTGTTAAAAAATGCTCCCTGTATTTTTATTATACAGGGAGCTGTTGTTACCTACTATGGAAGGTTCGTAATGTCAATCCATCCTGACGCAAGAGGATTGTTAAACTCGATAGAGGTTGTTGCTGAAATCCAAGAATCAACATAATTCTGAAGGTTTCCACCATTTACCCTTTTCAAAGTATCTCCCATTTCCTCTGGGAATACATATTTTGGAGTAATGCTTTCCATATCAACAAGTAAGCCTTTAGACCTCCATGAAGATGGGAAGCAAGATGGTTCTTCAAAGCGTTTTACTGGAACAAACACAATGTTTGAAGAGCCCATATCAATACCACTCAGACCTAATCTTGCGATTGAATCATTTGGTGTGTATCGAGTAAGGTCTCTTTTGTATTGGTCTGACAAGTAGTGAATCACTCTTGGTGTTGCGAAGAAGAATCTTGTTGCACCATGCTCTCCGTACTCTGTACTTAATGCCAATTCCTCTAATGCTCCTGGTGCGTTGGCAAGCGTTACGCTTGTGTGTGCAGAACCAGCTTGTTGCATGATAGGGAAAACACCACCAGCAGTTTTTGCTTTCAGACCATTTGCAAGAGTAACCTCTGCTTGATGTCCGTTCCAGAAAATGTTACCAAGTGATGTTCTGAACTGACGGTACATTACTTTCTTTTGGAACTCGATGTATCCAGAAAGATTTGATGTTCCTTGATATTTCGCAAGTTCCATCTTTCCAAAACGCATAGCTTTTACAAGCATCTGAACGTAATTGCTTCTTTCGATAGTGTCGTATCTAACGTAGTTAGAGATGTCTGACATACCATCTGCTTCAACAGGAGATAAGTACGCAAATACATTAGCACCTGCTGCACCTGCTGGAATTGCAGGTAATACCTCTCCTGTTTCTGCAGTTACTACGATTGTAGCACCAGCACCAGATGGTGTTACACTTGTAATTGTTCCTCTCTCATTTCCGCTGTAAATGATAATCATATCCTTAGATACGTTATTTTTGTTCAGAATCGGAATTGACTGTGTTGCACCAGCGGCAATACCACCGCCACCGATTGTATCACAAAGGATAGGGTCTCTTCCAAAAGATGCTTCGTTGTAGAAGAATTCATCACTTGGTGTACGTTCAGGCGTTTTAAGTGACAAAATTTTCAGGTCAAGGTACTGCTTAGGTGCTGCATCGTAAATGATGCTTCTAACAACCTTATTTAAGACAGTTGAAACATCGTGTCCAAAAGCAGCGGCGTACTGAGAGCCAACAGGGTTCATGTTGGCATTTTGAAACCTTCCAGATGGAGTTGCACCTGGTGTGTAGTTTGTAGCCATATCTTGAAATGCGATAGGCAATAATAATAATCTGTTAATCTTTTTCATTTTAATATGTTTGTTTGTATGAGTTAAACATGGATAATCCTGTACTCACTTGTTCGTTTTCTGTTTGTGTAACATTGTTGGAATTTCCTCCGCCACCTCTTGTTTGCTGTGAGCCTACAAATTTAGCAGCTTCTTCGTTAGCTACCTTTCTGTTGCTGGAGGACTTTGCCAGATTATAAACCCTTTCTCCATACTTCGCAAAAGCATAAGCTTTAGCTGCTCCTTTCTTTAATGTTCCATCTTGCTCATAAAAAAGATTAAAAATCTTTTTATTTGTAAGAGCATCTTTGATGTCACTTAAAGAATCATCTGTAGGGTATTCCTCTGGAAGTGATGCCTTAAGTTCAGCTAATTCTCTTTCAACAGATACCTGATACTTTTGACGTGCCTGATTGGCTTTGTCAAGTTGAAGCTGTGCTTCTCTCCTAATGGATTCCTGTTGTGTTTGATACTTAACCTTTCCTAAGTTTAATACCTGTTTGAACATCGCATCGTCTTTGTTTTCAATCGTAACAGGAACATCTGGTATAAGTCTATTGGTTATTCTTACCTGTTCTGTTATCGGAAGTTCATCAAATGACTTTGTGAAGTCAACATCTATATTATTAAGTTCTTCTCTCCAGTCTCCAGCCTTTAATGCAACTTGCATAGCTGAAAATAATGGAGTTGGTAACATACTTAATTCTGTTTCAAGGCTGTTTAATTTAGCCTCAATTTCTTTTGCCTTTTCGGATTTTGTCTTTTGCTCGAAAGCTGATGAAAGAAAATCTTTAACCCATCCTTCTTTTGTAGTATCAACGCCAAATACCGCTTTTACTGCAACTGGAAGTGTCTCCAAGCTTGCCTTTTCAAAATTTGGAACCACAGTATCTGTTGTTCCAAAAAGACTTTGGTTTCCACTAATAAAATCTTCCTCAGATATTTGAGAATGATGTACTTGCTGGTTTTGTTGTTGTTGCTGATTTTGTGGATGAGGTTGAGGCTCTGGATTTTGTTGTTGCTGCTGAAACTGCTGATTTTGTTGTCCTGTACCAGCATTATAGTTGTCATATATTGCTTTAATTTCAGGGTCAGCAAGCATATCAGGATTTGCTTCTATTGTAGACATTAATGCAGATACCTGCTCGTCTCCTATTCCCATAATATCATTAGATATCTGGTCGATTGTTTGCGTTTCTTTAAACGCAATCTTTAAAACTTTTAGTTGTGTACTTTTTGTCATTTTGTATAGATTTATCTCGCAAAGATTAAAATTATTTAATATAAAAACAAGTATTATCTTTACATAAAACTTAATATTACTGTAATCCTTTAGGTATAGCTGTTTTATCCAAAAGATTCTCTACTACACCACCATCTCCTTGCTGTGCTACGTTTCCACTGCCAGATTTTATCATAGCAAGTTGCTGTGCATCTGCTGCTTCTTTGTCTTTCTCTAAAGCCGCTAACTTCATAGCCGCACCTTGTGCCTCTGCTTGTTTTTGCTGTTGTTCCTGTAATTGTTTTTGTTTTTCTCTTTCTGCTTGTATTTTTAAGTTTGTATATTCTCTTATAGCAGTTCCTATTGTATTCATAGTTGCCTTGCCAAAATACTTAGTATAAGTTGTTGAGTCTATCAGTTGTTTTTCTAATAATAACATGAGCATCTCGTTTGCAGTTTGACTTTCCTGTTTAGGGTCTGTTGCACGTTTAATATCAACTCTAAAGTCTTCTATGTCAAAATCTCTTGTTAATGCTATAATCTTCATTCCTTCCTCTCCAGCATCAACAACAAGCTGATTCTGATTTGCACAAAGTATTCTTCTTCCTCTGTTTGCAAATGATTCATATACGTCTAATAGTATTCTATGTACACAATAAAATACAGGTTCTTGCATTATTGTTCCTTGATTAAGGTTCTGGTCTGCTACCGATGCAGATGCTCTATACGAACCACCAGCACCCTGTAATTCAGCACCACCACCGATAACGCTGTCAGCCATCTTTTTCATCTTATCAGCAAGGTCAAACAGTTGAATTGTTCCACTTCCTATTTGATTAGTATAATGACCAACTGAGTTATTTACTGGTCCATCTATAATGACAGCTTTTCCAAGATTTACATTTCTTTGTAATTCTTCTTCTCCTCCATTTGGGTCTATAGTGTCTCTTGAAAATATAGGACCAGAGCCTCTGACATTATTTATTTGTGATTCTCCAGTTGATAATAGTCTGTTTATAAATCTTTGAGGAGATATTAAATCATCTATTGGTGAAAGTATCTCTCCATTATCATAAGACCAACAGTAACATTTATAAGACCAATCTGGATATTGATAATTATAAGAGTATCTTGGTACAAATGGTTTTAATCCATACTCAAGTACAAAGTCTTCACTATCGTCACTTAAGAACTCTGATGGAACAAACCTACAATATCTTAATGCATCAAGCGTAACAAGTTTAGTGTTTTTAAAGTTAAGAACCTTCTCTATCCAAAAGTTATCCTTAGCAAGATTTTTCAGTTCAGATTCTGGTATTAAATCTTTCGATGTGTATGGTGAATCTTCACTATCAATCTTAACAAGTGCAGCGAATCCATTCTCATCATAACATGCTCCAAATAAATCAGTCTCAAGGTCTCTCCACTCTACATTATAAACAGGTATCTTTCCATTACTTTGACCGTACTCAAAAGAAACCATACTATGAAGTCCATTAATAGACCTTGACATAGAAGATGCATTTTCAAGCATCTGTATTTTTGTTCGTGAAATTCCAGGACACTGTTCAACAATATCAGCTATTGACTGTAAAGACCAATCTCCCATATACTCGGAGTCTTTAAGTGATGGTAGCTTTGCTGATGTATCAAAGAAGAATCTTCTTCCATCTATAATATCAGTTACATGTCCACCAAATCTTTCAGACTCTTTTATAATACCTATACCATCTAAAACTATATGTTTTATAAGTAGTACTTTTTTGTCTTCAATGTTATTCCTTTTTACGAGTGCGTTTAGTATATCATTTACTTTTTCTACATACTCGTCTTTGTATAATGACTCAAAGGCAGCTTTATTTTCTTCCTTATCCTCTGACATTACAAACTCTTCCATCATGGCTGGCTTGAATATCTCTGGTGCTTTTCTGTATATCTCATAAGCAGCATCAACCTTAGCAAGTGCCTTCTCTTTTCTGTCTATAGCTTGTGTTGTTCTTGAAAATGCTTGAGCACTTATATCCATTCTTATGGCAGAACCTGTATAGTATTCTACGAATGGTCTTATTATATTTTGTATGAACTTTATTCTGTTTCTTGATTCTCCCGATTCATCCATTAAGAACAAATCAAGGTCTTCAGCAAAAAGCCATTGGTTTCCTTTATAGAAAGCCCAGTTTATTAATGATTTATAGACAAAGCCATACTTTTGTGTTCTGTTTACATTTCCTATGCAGTATTTTGCATAGTCAATATGGTACTTCTTGTTTTTATTTGCCTGAAGCCTGTTTGGTCTAATGTTTTCTCCGTACATCTTGTTTTATATTGTTTATTAATAATCTGATTCACCAATTACTCTATCCATTAATCCAGAGTAGTCTTCTTGTGTTTCTTTTTCTCCATCGGCTTTCTTTGAACTAACAGCAAAACCACGTTCAAGTTGCTGTATAACTTTAGGAAGTGCATCTGACATCTCCACGCCTAATTGAACGAATGATTTTCTTTCTGAAGGAGACCATGTTTCAAATAACTCAGGGTCTACGTCAACTATTCTTTCATAGTTATCAAATAGTCTTTCAATCATAGCCTTTCCTCTTCCTCTTGCTTCAGGTGAAAACTTAGCCATTCTGTTTATAGCTATTGTTATATACTCTGGAAACTCCCATGCAGCTATCTTCTGTGCAGTATTAAACTTAAACCAATCATCACCATAGGCAGACTTTAAAGCCATTTTCATTCTTGATTGTTTGTCTGGTATTTTTGATATATCAGATGACTGACAAGCGTAATACCAAACAAAGCGTATATCTTTATCTGTCATTGATGCGAACTCTTCCATCTCAGAAAGTTCTGGATATTGAACTTTCATCTCCTTCTTGGTAGGTTCAAATATCTTGTACTCAAAGGTTTTCTTTGTAGTCTTATTACTTATACCACTAATACTAAGAAGTTCGTTTAACTCTTCTGTGTTATCTTCTATGTTATCTAATTCTTCCATATTAAACAGGTACTTTTTTAATTATCAGATTGTGGTTAGCATCGTAAGAGTATTTCTTACGGAATCTCTGTGTTTTAGATTCTCCTATTTTTTCTGGTATATATCTCTCGTGAGCTTTATAATTAATATAAGAATACAAGCCAGCATCAAGCACATCATCTTTATGGTGTCTTTTATTTTGCGGCTCATAAGTTTCATTACCAGCCTTAGTTACCTTTCGTACATATGTCTTGACTTGTTCAAAAAATCTATCACAGTTAATAGTATCACAACAAACAACGAGCATTTCCTCAAGTTTAGTTATTAAGGCTTTTCCTGACCTACCAGGCATTTTTCGTATTCCTATCTCATTACCGCCTCCATGAAGCGTAACGTCAATCTTCTCTTGCTTTGTTAATGACTTATGAAACCCTTTATCTTTGTTATAGTTTATATACTCACCACCGACGTTAGACTCAACGAGGTCTTTTATTGGAACTTGTACGCCACCCTCGGTTCTTCCATAAAACAACTTCATAAGTATAGCCTGTAAATAACAGAATCTGTAATCCTCATATCTCATATCAATATAAGCTGATATTTCCTTCAGTAAACCATCAAATACAGCAGCACCCATATTTGAAATACCAGAAGCTGTATAAATAGGGTCTGTTCCTTGCCAATACCGATTCTTCCATGTTCTATCTGGAGGTCGTATTATAGTAACGCACGCATTAGGTGAATTCTTTATTATATCCTCATCTCCACATGCTTGAAATTTAGCACCAATTATCTTATATGGAACATCAGACTCATCTCCATATTTAACTGACATATCATAAACAGGTACAAAATGTCCTTTTATGTATTGTAACTCTTTGCTTCTACGTTTTATCTTTATTCTCTCAATTAAAGTATTTATAGTAGCTGTGGGAATTATCGTATCACTACTTGTGAGGAACATATCGTCCTCAGTAACAGGCATAGCCTGATGAAAGTATATTTTATGGTCTTTTTCACCAGTTTTTTGTTCCTTGCTGTAATAGTATCTCTTTTCAGATTCGTAGAACTCAAAGTCAACGCCTTTTCTGGCAAAGCAATTTAAAAATATAGGTATTAATCCTCCAGTAAAATCTCTATCAAGCCACTTCGCCTTAGCAGCACGATACTCTTGTTCCATAGCAGCTCCTCCCTTATCCATGTTACCACCTGTTCCCCATGCAATAACCTGACGAAGCATCTCTTGTCTTCCTGTTTCTGGATTAAACCCAAACAACGCTGGTCTACCTTCTGACATTATATCACCAAATATATCATACAGACCAATCTCATCAAGCAATACTATAGCTGGAGAACCACCATTAATACATGTAATAGTAGGAGGTTCTACCTGAAAAATACTATTAGAACCAGTAGTCTTACCTTTACCAATCTTCTTAACGAAACGTAATACTGTTTTACTGTCGCTATCAATAGAAGGAGTTAAATAACTTGGAAACTTGTCAACTACATATTTTACCTTATCTCTGAATAACTCTTCCGATTTAACTCCCTTCTCCGCAACCATCTTTGTGTTGAAGTTTTTCCGCAACATGGTCTTTATTGCAGTAGCAGCACCAATAGTAGAGGTCATACCTATCTGTCTTGCCTTACCCATAATATAACTAAGTCCTAAATCAAACAGATATAACGCAACTTCCTGAGCAGGCCAGGCTTCATACTTCATTCCCTTTTCGTTAGTAACATTCTCATTCTTAAGAAACCCGAATTTATTTAGAGCATACAGACTGTTATCTAAGCATCGTTGCCTTTCCAACCTCAAATAATCAGCCTTTCTTTCATCTGGAGCAGACGAAATCCACACATTATCCTCAGCAATCCAGTTATACGCCTGCTGTCTATACTTTTCAAACTTATGGTATGGCTTATAATACTGCCAGCCCTCATTAAACGTATTTATCCATGTCCAGAACTCAACCTCATAGTCATGTTTTAATCCGTCTGGAATCCAGTCCTGTTTGCTTATATTAAGTTCGCCATTATACACATACTTCTTTGACAAACCTTTTAGTCCTTCCTGTATATTAAGTATATCGTTTATTCCGAGTGATTCGCTAAAGTATGCTTCTATTGGAGAAGCTATCTCTGTGTCAAACTTTCTAAGGTTATTAGAGAAACCTAAACCCTTGTCCTTGTTTTTTAACATGGAGTCGTCCACATATCCCTGTGCCTTTAACCACAGTAACTTATCTGGAGATATCGGTATATCATACAAGTACATTCCAAGATAAAACTTGGCAACGTTTTGCTGAATGTTTACTTTATTTTGTTCGAGTATGTCCAACTTGGTCTTGAGATATTCGCAAATGTATTTATTTTAATCGTCTTTGTCAAGCGTTTTCTTTAAGTATTAATATGATTCGTATGTTTCAGGTTTCTTTTAAAATTTATATATTTCAGAGTTGAGTATGTCAAAAAACGTACGTCAGGAGTATTACCCCCTGAATCATGCCCCACGCCTCCCGCAAAGGGGGAAACCGATTTTTCACATGTGGGAAAAGATAATATTATGAATCATTATTAGTTTATTACAAATGATTTATACTGATTATTAGTTTATATGTATATTATTAAACGTATTATATTGTGTTATTATTATAATTATGTGTTATTATTTATTATTGTTATATTGTTATTATCATTATCAATTATTATGTGTATTATAAAATATCTGATATGTAATGTTTGTAATTGTTTATAATATATATAATGTTGGTAATGGTTTATAATGGTAGGTAATACTGATAAAGTTATTAACATTTTAATTTTATTTTGTTGATAAAATATGTTTGACAATTTTGACAATATGGAACATTATTTGTATTTTTACGTTATCAAATATTACAACATGATAAACAACATCACACTGAGTGACGAGTTGGTACAGGATACCTCTCTGTCAAACGTCGACAGCGTTAACGTGTCAAACGAACAAACTGAACAACCCGACCTGGTCGAAACGGAACTCCCTGAAACGGACGAAGTACGGTTTGAACGTTTAAAGATTGATTATGAACGTATGCGGGAAAAATCAATTTCACTTGGTTTAAAATTCCATGAAACTGAATGTGTTGAACACAACTTACTTTTTGGAACGTTCACTCCCGTTACCACCAAATGCTCCATATTGGAAGGGATGCTGACAACTTACGGTAAAAAAATTGAAGACCACATCCAAAATTTAGGTGCGCTTGGTATTGAAGCACTCCGTGTAATGTGCGAGCATATAGTCGGTTTTACGTCGTTTGACATCGCTGATATTATGAATCAATTCGCATTAACTGACGTTAACCTTCATATTTCATTCATAGACGGTAACTGCATCTTTTCACCAAAAAATGATTTCATCACCCCCGCCGCAAAACGTAGCAAGGAGCATGGCACTCGCACATTATCGGATGTTTCATACAAATTGAACGGTACAAAATTATCGGGAACGTCCGGTGCATCTATTGCCGCAGAGCTCGGGTATGTTAATAAATCGGGTGCAAGTGTTAACGCATGGTTAGAAGTTGCGAAAATTTTGAAACCCGAAGACAAATTAATCCGTACGACAAGCGACGGAAGGACGGCACTGTTTAACATTTCCGAAACAAAAAAACAATCCAAACAATCTTGGGGATAAAATCTCACTAAATGCAAATTGTTTCAGCGGGTATCAAATGATACCCGCATTTTTATAAGTGTTGCAAAGGTAAACCTCATACAAATGCGGTTAACTGAAGCGGTTAATATTACTAATCTCTAAAATCAAAACAATGAATTTAACTACTATTTTACACATTGCAAAATACATATTAGATAATGATAAATCTATTATATGTATCAAAAGTTATGAAACAAATTTCTATCACATTGAAGAAAATCCTGTTCAATTAGGAAATACATTAGTTGCAAAATATTTTCCTATTATGGAAAAACAAGATTTAAAATATCCAATAAGTCATATTCGATTAGATTTAATTGGAATTTTACAAGGTGCTGTAGGATATCTGAGTTGGGATGAAATAAAACCTAGTTTAGAACATATTTATCGCAATTACAAATAACTTTAGAGAGTCTGCAAATGCAAATTGTTTCAGCGGGTATCAAATGATACCCGCATTTTTATAAGTGTTGCAAAGGTAAACCTTATACAAATGCGGTTAACTGAAGCGGTTAACATTACTAACATTAAAACTAACATCATGGAAAGTACATTTATAGATTATAAGTTTGTAATCGGAGAAAAAATAACAGTTGGTTTATCTATGGAGTCTGCAAGGTTTTGGAATCTTGAATACAGAGAAGAACTAACTGTTACTGGAAATCCATTCTTTTTAAATGGAGAAGATTACGTTGGAACAAACAAGGGAATCTTCCCAACTATATTCTTTTATATTAGAGAAGAGGCTGATGTACGAAAGGATGTCCGAAAGACTGACGTCAAAGGATTCTCATTTTGGGCAAAGCGGTTAGATACATATGCTCATATCGTAAAGATTGACTCAAATAATGTAGGCGGTGAGGTTTACTGTGGGCGGTTCGGAGCATTACTTGGAAACAACTATGCAAGCGATTTAACATATGTTTGTCCTGAGTGTTTAGAGAAGATTCAATCCGAGGGAACAACTGTAATCTGAGATTTTGATGTGTTGTCGTGAGGGAGCATCGGATAAAGTTGACACAAGGATTCTCTGTAATCTTAGGGATACTTCCTCCTCCGATGTTCCTACGACACACTAATTTACTCACTGTTACACAGTGTTATCTTAATTCTAAAGATTCCTCCGTTATCAACGTTTAAAACGATACCTATGTTACTAACATTTCTAATGATTCTATATAGTGAAATTCTTGTATTCATTGTATTCCTTAAGTTTCAAACCTTTGCTTGGTTTCTTACGTTTCTAAGGTTACTTTGGTTTCAAATGTTTCTATGTTTCCTATGTTTCCTATGTTTCTTTGTTTCATAGTTTCAATGTTTCCTATGTTTCCTATGTTTCATAGTAATTTTAACATAGTTAACATTTGATTCTAAGTGTTACAAGTAGAATACTTATGGTTAACGTTTAATGATACTATGTTACTATTATAAGTAACGTTAAGTAATAATATAACATAACTTTTGGTACGACCAAGTGAAACCTTATAAAAATTAAAAATTATACTCATGCCTACTAAACGTATAAACCACATAGCTCAGACGTTTGAATACGTCTCCTTGTTATGTTACTCCTTGATTACCGACGGCTCGGTGAGGTCAGACGTTGACCCTAATGCCGTGTGTTTTGAGTTGTTTCTCCTACGTTCTGAGGTTCTCGTCACGCTTCGTGAGTGTACGGTTGCCGAATTAGTTTATGCCGCTGAGATGATTCACGTCGAGTCTGACGTTCCATTGAGTGAGATATACCTTCGTCGTGTTCTCATTTCTCTCGTGATGACTCGTTTGTTTGCCAAGTCACTCGTGTTGTTTGAGTGTCCTTGCGATGATGAGACTATTGCCACCTTTTGACTTTGACCTTTGACCTTTGACCTTTGACCTTTGACCTTTGACCTTTGACCTTTGACCTTTGACCTTTGACACAATTTTTATCTTATCTTTATAAACACTATTACATAACTTTAAAACACAATCAATTATGAGAACATCTAAAAAATGGGAGGTGACGCTATTATCTGGCGAAACCTTCGTCTCCGAATCTGCCGCTGCGGCTTTGAGAGAACTTAAAATCAGGGATATTATTCCTGTTAATTACGCAGAGGCAGACTCTGCGGTTAGGGCTTTGGGAAAACTTGTCCGTAATCGTGTTATCAGTTCTGCTGATACTATTGATTCCGATTTTCCTACCAAGATTACTCCTCTTGATGATGCCGATGATGCTCCAGATATTGCAACGATTCTTGATTTTGATGTGGAATCCAAACCAAGCCTTCAAGTGTTGCTGCCTTATCTTGACTACAACAAGTCGAAATTATCGGAATTCAAGTACAATGAGCTACTGGAATCATTCTTTGATGGTGACAGGGATAATATTTTTCTTCCTGTTAAATTTAATTCTTTTGATAAAGATGGCAACCTAAAAGAATTTAATATCGAGCCTACTATCTTTGATATCATAGTTGCTCATACAAGATTTCAAAAGTATCCTGCTATGACTGCCTTAAAGTTCATGCACTATATTATTAACAGACGAGACTACAAAGATTTATATGGAGTTGATACACATACATACATAAAAGAAGAAGATATGAACGGTAGCCCAATGAGGCTTAATTTTATGACTTCTAATTATAATATCTTACGTCAGCTTTTTGACATAAAACTTATTGACGAAGTTGATGGTAGGGTTCTTGATTCTGATTACTTTGGTGTTTATGACAAGTTATACACCTTAAAACATGAGACGTCTCCATTAGACGTTCTTTTTGGGTATCCTAAGATAAACCGTGTATATCCAGTTGATGTATATGGTAACAGAATTGATAACCAGATTATTGAGTTTTCGTTTAAAAAAGAGTTACTTTCTAAATGGTCTTCAGCTGAAAATCTAACGTATGAAATATACAATAGTACACTTACTTGGAATACAGCTATGGAAGAATCTCAGTATGATGATTTTTGGAGAGAAATTGCGCATAACAGAAATTACGATGATACTAAAGCATCAGAGGTTATACATGAATCTCTTTCAAAATTTGTGTCGTCACAAGAAAAAAGTGGATACGAGAATATTAAAAATCTGTTTGATATGTACCTTAAGTACACAAACCTAAACCTATTAGACTTTACCACGATAGACGAGTTTAAAGATTATGCTGACTTCTTATACAAAGATAACATTGAAGGTTATATTGAGAATCCTTCGGTATATAAAAAGTCTAATACAAAGGCAATAAAAACTGATGCTCCGAAGAAACTTACAGACAAGGATACTGATAACTTTATTGATATACATCTTAATACTTGGAAGTTCGGGTGCGAGCCTACGTTTATGATTAAACGAGAATTTATCCCTCCACTTATTGATATGTATGCAGAGAATAATATCCTTATAGGATACGATGCAGATGGTAATACACAGGTTGACTCATTTATTAGTACCATGACTACTACTACTGTTAATTTTCTTGATTGTGTTCAATCCTACGGAGAAAGAAGGTTTAACCAATCACTTCCTGATGATTCTTCCGATGAAAATATTAAACATGCTGAGGAAATTAGACCACATCTTCTTGATGCGTATTCTTCGGTCAAACTCGCAAAAAGGTTTTATAACGACGGAGGTTCACTTGAAGTTCCGACAAAACAGTATGTCAACCATGACGAGTACATGACTGACTATGTAAATTTCTGTAATCTTATGGATAAATTAAATTTTAATCCTTCAAGTGTTACATGTCAGGTGTCTGAGGGTGGTTGTCATATTAACTTCAGTACAAGTTTTATCAATGATTTTTACACAATGTTTTTTGAGAATAACAAACAGATACTCAGTGATTCATTAGTCAAAAAGATTGAAGAAGCAATGATGAAAAACGCCAAAAGTACTAAAACTGCTGTTAGCAGGTTTTACGATAATCTCAGAGACTTTATATTAAAGTATCCTTCTGTTGTATGGGCATTTACTACGCCTTATGATACAGAGTCATGTAATATCGTTAAAAAACCAACAGGAAAAGGACACTTTATTGTCGAACACACAGAGAGAATTGAACTTAGATTTTTTCAAATGCCTGAGTCTCCAGAGGAAATGGATTTGTTTCTAAAATATGCCAGAGCAATCATGAGTCATATCTTTAAAATAACGTTGATTGACCATGAAGACATTGAACTTTATCAACACTATATTCTTGAAAAGATACCGCAGAACAATGCTATCAAATTATTTAGAAAAGCCTCAAATGTAATAGGATTCGACCACTCACTTGTTAAATACAGAGAGGACTCAATAAAAGGAAGATACGCAAACTCATATGCACAACCAGATGGTGAAAAATTCCTTGTGTAGTATAACTTAATTGATGTGTGTTAGTTGTGTTTTGACACGAAGGCAACAAGTGTTGCTGGGCTTATAATCTTGTGATGCAAGTTGCCTTTGTGTTATTTAATGATTTGTTAACATTGTACACTTGTTTTATTAACATATATTTTATATTTTTGTATTGATTATTTCTAACGCTTAAAACTATTCAAAATGACTTACGAAGAAAAAAAGAAAATCGCTGACAAAATCATTGGTGAACAAGTTCCAGGTATGGATTGGGATTCACTAAGTGACACGAACTCACTTCATGACGCTGAAACAAAAGAGGACATAGAAGACCTATGTCGTGACCGCCTTAAGGGAGATGGATTCGTCTTTGACGAAGATGATGACGATGAGGATGAGGACTTTGACGATGAGGAATTTGACGAAGATGATGACGATGAGGATGACGATGAGGATAATGAAGGTTAATTCTTAACTTAAGCCTGCGGTCTGAATGTATGCTACATCACCTAATAGCGTTTTATTCCAAATTGCAATAGTCTGTTCCCACTACTACACTGCAACGATTAGCATATTATTACAGTATTCTTTAATGAAACCGCAGGCACTAATTTATTAATATGAAAGCAATAAGTAAATTACTATCAGTTATACTGTGTGTTATGATAATTTACATTCTCTGGTTTTCAGGGATTGATAACAATTTTATAGAATCACTTCCAAAAAGTATAAAGATATATATGTTACTATCAAGTATTCTTTTAAGCATAAATCTATTTGAATGATAAGAGATTCATATACAACTTCGGTAAGAGGGAAATATACTCAAGTTAAGTCTCATTCCTATGTTTCATCTAAGGATAAAGCATCAAGGTATAAGTATAAACATAAGTATCCCTTTGAGTTTACGCATTTCTTGGGGATGAACTGCTATAAGTCATATATCTTAAATAACATATCTGTTTCAGATGATGTTGTTGATGAGTTACAGCAATCCAAGAATAAAAATGTGTATTCAGTGTTACATCTTGAAAATGGATATACTATATCAGTTGGAAGGTCTGTGAGCAACTACAAAGCGAGGGTTTTCTGTAACGGAACTATGGTTTACGAATCTATATCTGGTATGTCTGGTAGACAAAAGGTTTGGAAAAGATATTCGTATGGAGAGATGGTCGTACACTTAAGAAAACTTGTTATCATGTCGTGTTCAGGTGAACTCTGATTCCTTGTGTTTTATCGTTTAAAACACGTTAAATTTTAACCGTTTTTTTTACCCATATATTGACTCATTTTTACATATAAACGTTAAAAAACAGCCTCGCATGTGGCTAAATTTTGATTTTTAAACACAAACCAAACAGCACAAAATGAAAAATAATAACCTGAACGAAAAAGAGGTTTCTGAAGGAAACTATATCGAATCAAATAACACTGGATATGTCGCAGTATGCCTCATTATTATACTAATCCTGTGTTTAATTTCTAAACAAATAACAACTAATCCATGACAGAAAAACGTACACTCAAGAAAGGAAAAAACCTTTTTACTACTCTTGATAAATACATCAAGTTGTATAATAAAAACTATATCGACAAAGAAGATTTCGTTCCCATTGTGAGAGCAATGAGAGATTACTGTGTCAAACTTAATAAATACTTTAAGTCATCTGATTTTGACATGGACACACTTGTTGACTTTAAAGCTACTGCAGAAGCGGTTGAATCTTTTATGTTTGAGCAACATGAGTTAAACAGATTTTACTCAAATAAAGAAATCTGGAAACTGTGTATCATGTATCTTACTATGTATCATGAGATGACAATTATACCTCCAGATGAACTGGATGCTGATGAACTTGCTAATAACATTCACTTGTATCTCAATGAAGCATATTCAAGAGAAAATATTTCTAATCTTTAATAAACAAACTAAATATCTTTTAAAATGGAATCTGAAAAACTAATAAAAAACATTAGTAACGCAAGAAGTGTTACTATTGTTGACATCGTAATCTCTAAAGGAACAGTTGACAAGGTTTTCTTAGCGTTACTTAATAACGGTAATACTCCAAGATTTATTCCTAAGTTTAACTATACAACAGAGGAACTTGAGAAGTTACCGTATGATTCTGAGTTAACATATACTCTTGAGTTTCCTGAAACTGTTAATGTTCAAGTAGCGTTAGCTAAGTTACAGAAGATTCTTATAGTAGAGTAACATATTAACATTAAGTATCACTATAATCTTGTTAACATATAATATACTATTATGATAAATAAGGAGACCTTTAAGCTTAGTAAGCCTAATAACATTAGTATATATTGTTTCACTGGAGAAGAAACGTTTGAAACTGTTTTTAGTAGAATAGTTATATGCGGTAACAGAAGCTTCTGTGATTATAAACTATTAAACGAAATGTTAAATAAGTTAATTAACTTTTATCTTCAAGAAAGCAACTATAATAACAAGGAAACCTTAAGCAACCTTTATGATAATGTTTCTTTAAAAGAGTATCTTCTTAATGATAACGTAGATTATTATGTTAAACGTTTATACGCATACGCATACGCACGAACTCTCAGTTTTCAGGAAAAAGAATGTATATTCATAAATGGAGGAGCTCAAGGAGCTGACTATCTTTCAAGTATATTCTGTGCTGAAAATGGTTTGTACGAGTCTGTGTTTAGTCCAGATTATTCTAAATATCCAGGAAGATATGCTCCAATACACAGGAACAAAGAGATGTTAGATGTTGCCACTACTGTTGTTGCGTTTTTAAGTACATCGTATCCTTCAAAAGGAACAAGATACATGATTAACGCTTCTTCTGAAAAAAAGATTCCTCTTATAGTTATCGAAACATAGTAAATTGTTAACATTAAATTAACATAAATCTAACATAAAATTAACGTGATTTACTTTGTATTATCAAACATTATGAATATCTTTGTGGTACAAAATTAATCATTATTTTTTTCACTTTTAAACACTTATTATGGCTAAAGAAATTAAGTCGCTGACTATCGAACAGTTGGTGCAAAAAATCCAAGAGAACAAAGCAGGTCTTGAATCTCTGAAAGCGTCTGGCATTAACCTACCTGAAGTAGTTGCTCAGATGGAAGGAATCGTTGAAGCTTGCGAAAAAGAACTGAACGGACGTCAGGGCGAAGTATTCGCACGCTCAGTGTCCGAGCCTGTAAAAAGGGTAATCGAGTCTGAATTTGCTGGAAAAACAATCCCAGCAGAGATTCGCCTTGAATTGCGAATCTTCACAGCAGAAGATGGAACAATTACAGCTGAAACAGCACCGTTGCGTAAAGCAAGAGTTGCATCTGCTGGAACATCGTCCGCTTCTTCTGGTGGAAGTCGTGGTGGTTCAAGAAAAGGTGCTAAGGTAGTTACTGCTGATGGTCAAGAGATTATCGCAGAATCTGCAAGTGCGGCTTTGAAAGAACTGAAAGCACGAAAGGTTATCCCCCAGGAAATGGGCGAATCTGATTCTGCTGTTAGGGTTTTAAATTCCTTAAAAGGAAAACAAATCATCTCTTCTTGGGAGCAGGTTGAACTTCCTAAAAAGGAAAAGGCTACAGACGAAGTAGCAGAAGCTGTTTCTGACGAACTTCCTATGTAAGATTAACTTCGGTGTCGTTGCCGATTATCGGCAAATGGAGTCCACATCGAAGTCTGTGTGAATGCAGTGCATCTCAAGTAGTGTATGGGCATATCAGTGAGTCGAGTTCACTGCACACGCAAATGTTGTTAGTTATTCATGTATGACTGTGAGGCGTTAGGCAAAAGCAAGACCTAACGCCTCCTTTTTCTTTAATCGAAACGTTTAATTTTTTAGCATGAACTTTAAAGAAACTAACGACAAAACAGTTACTTGTTTTAACTGTAATTCAAAACACCTTATTAAATTTCACGACGAAACAGAGTTTAAATACTTCTGTACAGTATGCGGAAGTGAGTATATGATATTTGTCAATGATGTAAAAGGTGGTTCTATAACTGAAGAAAAAACCATAAACATAGGAACAAAGAAATGGAAACCAAAGAGGTCAAAGACAATCTATACATCATTCATATCAAATGAAGAAAGTAAAAACTCCTTTATAAAGTTCTGTGAATCTGGGATAAAAAAGTTTGAACTCGAAGCTGCAGAATATACGTTTAAAATAGAGGATAATCTATACGAGAAATATAATCTTATTACAAATACTAAATCTTACATAAAACCTGTATTATAATGTACCTTATTGTTTCGCATCAAAGAAAAGATAAATTTATACTTGGTTGCTGTGATTTTCCTATGGAGGTATTTTCCTTCCTAAAAAAGGTAAATGTTCAGGTTGACAAGAAAATAACCATAAGTGAACTATCGTCAATAAGTGTAGGTGAATCAGTTTCATTTATAGATAGAAAAAGTAACTATGGAATAGTGCGAGTAACTAAGATTCCTTCATATAAAGACTTTGATATACCAAAGATAAACATAACAGATATATGATACATACAGCAAACACATCTCCATTGCCAGTACTATGTAATTCTTTAAGAGAGTCTGCAAGGCAAATACCAGATTCTTATTTAATATCTTGTCCGTTTGAAATAACAAAGATACTCTCTGAAGTAATGAGTAATAATTACGGTATAAGAAATCCTTATGTGTTAAAAACAGAAGATGACTTGCATATAAAGTATAAAGAAAACATTGTGTACAAGTATGCGGAAAGTTGTATAGAGAACTTTAACTATATATTTGACATGGCAAACAATATGCTGTTTGAATATAAAGAAAGATTTGGATATGAACATCAGTGTATATCTGCAACTGAGTTTGTTGAATATAATGTCCCTAATATTCCTGAATCTGGAATAGAGGCAATACCTCTTATGTGTAAAAAGACTCCAAGATGTTACATCGTTGACTATTCAACAGATAAAACAGTTTCATTTGCATCTTGGATGGTGTGGCTAAGAGATGTGCAGAAACACACCCTTGTATTTACAAACAGGGAGATACCTTATTACGCAAAGAAAAACAAATTGACTGCTGAGCAAAAGGAACAACAAGCTGGAATAGTTTCTTTTTGGGAATCATTTATATCTAAAAGAGTACGACAATGAGAACGGAAAAAATGGATAGAATACTTCTTGATTTATTATATGAATACAGAAAAATAACTAATGAAACACTTTGTTTTCAAATAGTAAAAATATGCCAGGATATAGACGAAGTGACATCTGCACAATACAATGTTATGAGGCTTGGTAGTGCATCGTCTGGAATATTAACAGAGTTAAACATAAGAGTTGCAAAACTTTTGTATAAACTTACAATATATCAGTTGATAATAAAAGAAAGAAAGAATATTTTAAATTAAAACAAGAAAAATGGAAAACGTAAAAAAAGAACAGGTATTACCTCCTCACATTGTAGCTATTACAGCTGCTTATCAGAGCAGAGCAGAAAAGGTAAACTTTAAAAACAAGATGCCTGTTTATCCATCTGGAAAAGATGGTAATGAGCCAAGCGAGGAATCTATAAGAGGATGGAACTCAAGATTCAAAAACTGGAGTCATGAACTTCATCACATTGAACGTATGTACAAGCTTAATATAGAGGCATCAATGTTTTCAGACAAAGCACTGTTTAATCTTAAATAAAAATAAATGCGTTACACTACCTCAATGGCTGTAAACTTTATAAATGAAGTTTCAGACGTATCATCTACACTTATTAAAAAGGATATAATAAAAAAGTATTATGATTCTTTTAAAGATGAGTTTATATCATTTCTTAATGATATATTATCTCAAAACATAAAGTTCGGTATAGACAAAAAGACTCTCTCTGATGAAAGAGTCTTTTCTTATTCTGGAAAAGAAAATGAATCGGAATTATCAGAGTTAATATCTTATCTCAAGAATAATAACACATCATCTTCGTTTGCAAAGGAAATAGCAATATCATTTCTTGCATCGTACAGGGATGATGAGTCTTACTATGGAACTATAAAAAACATTTTATTAAGAACACCACGAGCAGGAATAGATTCAAAGATAGTTAATACTGCTCTGGGGTTTATTGCTGTAAAACAGTATCAAGTACAACTCGCATCTCCATTTAGAGGATTTCAAGGAGTTTCAATAATAGAACCAAAGATTGACGGAGTAAGATGTACGATACACATGTTTTCACCAGAGAATGTTGTCTTAACGACAAGAAACGGAAAGCAAATATCTGGATATGACGAGCTTGAATTAGAAATCAGAAAGTTGCTTATAGATAATCCATCAAGAATAGGATATGTTCTTGATGGTGAGATTATATCTAATAACTTTGATGAAACAATGGAGGGGTTATTCAGGAAGTCAAGCAACAAAAAGTGTAAATACTGTGCTTGGGATATAATTCCAATCGAAGAATTCGATGGACTTGAGTGCAAAAGAAAACTCTCATCAAGAAAAGAAACACTTGAACTTCTCTTCTCCGAAGAGCATACGCAATCACAAGTAATATCAGTAATAAAACATACTTTTGTTGACGAGAGCAATATAACAGAAGAGCACATAAAGAATGTTAATCTTGGATATGAGGGTTCAATTATAAAGGACATTAACTCTTTTTATGAGTACAAGCGTTCTTTTGCTTGGCAAAAGATGAAGGATTTTCATACTGATGATTTCATTGTAACAGAGATTCAAGAAGGAGATGGAAAGTATGTAGGTATGCTTGGTGCTTTGTTTATAGATGTCAATGGAGTGTCTGTTAAGGTTGGCTCTGGATTTACAGACCAACAAAGAGAAACGATTTGGAATAATCCAAGATACTATATAGGAAAGTACATAGAGGTTGAATACCAAGAAGTAACAAGGGATAAGTCACTAAGATTCCCTGTCTTTAAAAGATTTAGATTTGATAAATAAAGTATATGGCAAGACTAAGAACTTTAATAGATTTTAAGGAAGGAGATGAATTAATCTATGATGATGGAAATAGAACAGCCAATATAAAGGTTGTTACAATACTTATTCCTCAAAAAGGAAAGGAGATATCTTGTATATTTAAAAACATATCTACTGGAAAGGAGTACAAGGTTTTTGGATATGAGATTTCTTCAGTATACAAGAAAAAACTAAATCAGTTATAACATGGAAAAGATTATCTTGCAAAAAACTTACTATGCACAAAGATGCATAGTAAGACACAACAACCTTGAACTCGTACCTATAGTTTCAGTGTACGAAAACGAACAAATAAAATTATCTTTGGTTGACGCAGAAACAGGAGAGGTTGCTATTGTGGCATCAATGCAAACAAAAGATAAACTTGACAAGGATGAAGTAATAATAAAAACATTTGGAGAGTTGCAAGATGGTATTCTTGAAAGTCTTATAATATATGGTGTGGTATCAAACCCAGAAAGATACCTTATTGTTGGACTTAAAAAACACAGAGTTCCAATTTGCAAACTTATAAAAACAAAGATATGAAAATGAATTACTCATATAATGAAATGGAAAGAGCATTTGAGTGTGGTAGAAACTTTCAATTAACAGGAGAGAACAACTTCAAAGAGTTAATCGAAGAACTGAATAAAGACCATGAAGGCAGAGTTCAAAAGACATACGTTCTTATTCCTAAAGACAATTCTGAAATCACGCATTCGCTAACAATGGGTAAAAAATATTACCCCTTTGATATAACTTCTTCTTCTTTTAGAATAATTTCCGACAACAAAGTTGAGTTGTACTGCTTGTTTAAAAGCTGTGCTCATATTGGAGGAAAAGATTGGGTTGTAGGAACAGATATTTAATTTTTAATCTTAAATTTAATACTATGTATATCTTTATTTTTGAAGGCGACGAGCCAAAAATCAGTGACAAAGTAACTCAAGAAGATATGAATTCATCTGATGATGGTGTTCTTGAAATCATAAGAACATCTGATAATAAACGTTACTTTGAAGGAGAATGGATAGATATGAAAACTTGGGATAACTAATAAAAATAATATGATAACAAAATATGTATTCAGGAGAAATATTCCAGAGAATTACTGGAAGGCATTTCTTATATGTGAATGTGAGAATCCATCTGTATCAAAAAAGATAAAAAACTTTGGAGATATATGCGATACATGCAAAAGAGCAATTTTATCTGATAAGGATTCAATTCAAGAGTATTCGACAACAGATTCTGTACTTGGAAACATTAAAAAGATTAATAAAAAAGTTGCAGAGTTATCCACGTCACTGGAAGATTCATCATTAAAAGATGAAACAAATGAAACAAGTAACAGTGAATGGAAACCAGAAGAATGCTCTTGTCTTCATCCGATGCTATCAGAAGATATGTTTTCTGGTAAATATATTTGCCTTAAGTGTAATTTACATAAATCGTCTAATTAAAAACTGAATAATGAAACAGAAAATAGAGTCCGCCATTAGAGAAACACTTGTTATAACAAATAAACAAAGTATTTCAAGGGCAGTAGAAAAAATACTAATTACAACAGAACAGGAGCAAGAAATCACCGATGTTTCTGTTTGTAAATGTAAAGATAAAATAGGAGAAACGAAACTTTTGTGTTGCAATGCAGTATTAGTGGATAAATGGATTTCAGTAAACGACAGATTGCCTGAAAATGAAAATCCATTCTCTAATGATGTCGTTCTTTTTTGGAGCAAGAAACATGGCTTTTGGATGATAGGATGTTATGATTATGAATTTTCAGACTGGACAAGACTTCCGTGGGAGAAAGGATATAAGTCATTGTCATTTGATGATGTTACACATTGGATGCCTTTGCCGGAACGTCCGACAGATTGCGACTAACAGTATTCCGCTATGAGTAGTGGCGGATTTAGAACTACTCACTTTAAATTTAGCACAAATGTTAATAGAAAGCACAAATGTTAAATTACCACTTCAACCGCCTTTACTTATAGCGGATATTAGCGGTAGTACTTCTTGGGACGAATGGTTATCTGAAACGGAAACCAAACTCAAAGAATTAGGATACAGAAGATACGTTCAAAATCATAAAAACGAAGATTTCTGTTATTGGAAAACTTTTAAGAATGGTGAAGATAAAACCTATCAGATAGGTATATTATTTTATGATTTTAGAAAGTATGCAGACAGTGACCCAGACGCAAATAGAATAGGAATAATGTATGAATGTAGGATTTTAGATGAGGGTAGAATTGATATGTCTGTTAGTAAAAACATTGATTTGGTAGAGTTTGAAAATATGGCACAAACTTTTTACGTAGCAATGTCGCAGTATTGCCACTAACGGTTTGCGTATAAGAGATGTGGCACTTATATGAAGGTTAAAATCAAGGCACAAAGCCCAATGTGCCATATCTTTTATACGCTGGCACGGATAGTTTAAGATAAAGTTCAATCGGCGCAGAAAAGAAAACAATAAATAATTTTTTAGCGATGGCAAAATATATAGCATTAACACAGGGGAAACAAGCATTAATTGATGATGATGTTTTTGAGAAATACGGAACAGTTCCTTTTCACGCCTCAAAGGTGAAGGATAAGTTTTATGCAAGAACATCAAGAACGCTTTTGCCTCATTCAATTAGAACCTACTTGCACCATTTGGTTATTGGTTTGCCATCAAATAAACAATGGATGATTTGCTTTAAAGATGGAAATACCTTGAACTGCCAAAAAGAAAATTTGCAATACATACGAAAATCAGATAACACACAGAAGCATTCAAAATTGCAAACCGAAAGAAAGAAAAGTTCAAAGTATTTAGGAGTAACATTTAGACCAGCACACTTTAAAGCACGAATAAAATTTGATGGCAAAACAATAAACATTGGAGAATACAAAACAGAAGGAGAAGCTGCAAAAGCATACAACGATTACGCTAAAAAACTATTTGGAGAAAAAGCAAAACTTAATTCTTTATGAGGGCAGAAAAAATTATTTATTGTTTTCTAACGAAAAGTTAAATCGGAGAACGAATGCAGTGCTTGCGTATAACGTTTTGCAGCTAACAGAAGTGTATGCTTGTAAGAACTTCTGAATTAAAAACAAATGCTTGTAGCAGCCATTTTTGTTAGGTGCTGTTATAGGTAGTAAAATTTACGGAATATGAAAATAGAAACTAAAGAAAATCAGATTATTTTGAAAGAAGTGTATAACTCAATTACACTTGAAACACGAGAAGGAAAGCAATTACATATCTGTATGAGAGATATGGGATTTGAAATGAAGATTGATGATGGTGATTGGCACTTGCTAACTAACGAATCTGATTTTCTGATTAAACCAAAAGGATTTCAATACAGAGAGCCAGACTTTCCAGTAGCACAAGGGTAGTAAATTTTATTCCCTATAACGTTTTGCGGCTATGCTTAGTGCCGTATTTAAAAGACTAAGCCAATCTTAAACAACAAAATTAATATGGAAAATACAGGATTATTTAACACAGAAGGTAAGGCATTGAGCATAGCCGATGTTATGGCTATGTTGCCTACTACAATGATTAACAGAGTTGAAGTGATTGACGAAAACGGGAGAAGCTACGTTAATTGGAAGCCAACTAACAGAACTGAATTGCAAGTGCAAGACAACGGTAGAACGCTAAAAGTATTTGTGTCGCAAGGCAATTAGCCATAACGGACGAGTATTTGCGCTCGTTTTAATGGCGCAAATACTTTGTTGCCAGTAGTAGCGGTTGATTAGGATAAAACTAAATTAGAAACGAAAATAAAAATAGCAATTATGGCACAGATACACGATGATTTTGAAAAGGCAATACTGCAATGCGGATTTAAAAAAGATTATAACAAGCAGTATGATTACCAAATGTATGATGGAACTTGGTTTTATAAACTAAATTTTGAGGGATACGCTTATGTGCTTTACAAAGAGATAAATATTTATGTAAAACCACTTATGAGCCTTTTTAAAATCTACAACAAATTTGCAAAAGGAACGGCACAAATAGGATTGCATTACGCTGTGCCTATTGCACACTTTAGAGAACCGCAAAAGCTAATTGACATAATTACTATTTTAACCGATAAACTTGATGAAAAGGACTAACGTAGCTATTACTGGTAACGGCTACGGCTTTGCGTTAGTGCCGTAATAGAATTACTAACGCTCAATTTAAAACAAAAGTAAAATGGAAGAACAAAACTTGATTAAACAACCGAACTCGGCATTGCACAAAACCGCTGTTAGTGGCAGTGCTTTGAGATACAACGGTGGTAAATTACGTTGGTCGCTTGTTGACTTTGATGCCTTAGAAGATATGGTTAAAGTCTTGGAATTTGGGGCGAAGAAATACGCTGATAATAACTGGAAGAAAGGTCTTAAAACGCCTGAGATTTTTGAAAGTATGATGAGGCACATGACTGCATATATGCGTGGTGAAGATATTGACACTGAAAGTGGGTTACCACACACAGGTCATATATTATGTAATGCGATGTTTTTGTCATATATGCAGCGTTTTAAGCCCGACTTTGATACAAGGCACAAAGACAAAAACAAGCGGTTAGGTGCTGTTATAAGCCGTTATTCTGATGCCGATATATTTAGGTTTTCAGATGGATGGTGGATTACAACGTATAGTAAGGAGCAAAAGAGATTTATAAAGTTAATAGGTAGCTTCAAAACTAAAGATGAAGCAAGGGCTGAAATTCGTTCACTTAATGGCTTATAACGGACGGGGCTTTGCGTTCGGGCGGATTTTGAAAAACTAAAGTTGAATAACAGATGGAGTTAAATAGAAATACAAATGTTGAAAGTTTGCACGTCAGCCAGCCTGACGCAAAACCCATGTTATACGCTGGGGCGGTTGAAAAGGCACAGATTTCCATTTATAACGAAGATTGTTTGCAAGCATTAAAGGCAATGGCAGACAAACAATTTGATTTGGCGATAGTTGACCCGCCTTATGGGATTGGTGCAAGTAGTAAAAATTTTATTAGGCAAGGTAAGCAAACTGGCAAAAGTATGGCTGTAAGTGGAATAAAATATACTGCTAAGGATTGGGATAATTGTGTGCCTGATAAAATTTACTTTGATGAATTAAGGCGGGTTTCAAAAAATCAAATTGTATGGGGTGGCAATTATTTTGCTTCTTCATTACCAAATAGCAGTTGCTGGCTTATATGGGATAAGGTAACAGGCGATAATTTGTATGCTGATGCTGAACTTGCTTGGACTTCATTTGAGAAAGCTGTAAGGAAATTTACTTGGATGTGGAAAGGGATGTTTCAGCAAAATATGGCTAATAAGGAGGATAGAATACACCCAACTCAAAAGCCTGTTGCATTATACAAATGGATACTTGAAAACTATGCAGAAAAAGGAAGCAAAATACTTGACACCCATTTAGGAAGTGGAAGCATTGCCATTGCCTGCTGGGATATGGGATACGATTTAACAGCGTATGAGGTTGATAAGGAGTATTACGATAATGCTTGCAAACGATTAGAAACGCATAAGTCTCAATTAACGCTGTGGTAGCCCTTGCGTATAACAGTCGTATAGATGCAGTCCGTGAGGTCGGAAAACCTAACAACTACCTGTGTGCCGAGGATTGCATCTATACTTTGTTATAAATATAACTATATCTATTGTGATTATCGTTTAAAATTCGTTATTTTTGATGATAATTTAATCAGCAATATTTTATCATAACAATAATAAAACAAAAAATTACGCTGTATTACATGGCAAATTTTGCGTATTTTTGCAACGTTACAAACAATTACAAAGCATGTATAAACCACTCGTAATAATAGAGTCACCTTATGCTGGTGACATAGAAAGAAATATAAAATATGCAAGAGCTTGCATAAAAGATTCTTTAAAAAGAGGCGAGGCGCCTATAGCATCTCATTTGCTTTATACACAAGAAGGAATACTTAATGATAATATTTTCGAGGAAAGGGAACTTGGAATTAAAGCTGGATTAGCATGGCTAAGTGTTGCACATAAACAGGTATTCTATATTGATTATGGATTCTCAAATGGAATGAGAAAAGCACTCGATTACTCAAATAAGAACAATCTTAATGTTATCATAGAGACAAGGACGCTGTATTCAGACAGTCAAAATAATTCATTATTAGAAACAATTAAAGAAGAATAATGGCAGTTTCAGCAACAGCATTAGTAACAGGTGGAAAGGTTAAATATCGAGTAGACCTTATAGAACATATTGATAGATTTGTCAAATTACGAGAAGGAAAGACAATAATCGTAACTTATGAAGACAACCTTCTTGATGAATCTGAAAGAAACAGGATGGTCTCTTACTATAAAAGAGATGTTCTTCCAGCAGTATTTGATATGCTAACAAAGAATGGTGCTTCAGTAGAAACACTTGATGATGTTGACTGGTTTCTTGTTAACAAGTTTATGCCAAAGAAAAAAGTAACTTCACCATTTACAGGTGATATTCTTATACCAAAAAGATTTAAAGACCTTGACGAAGTATCTATGGTTGACTTTTTATCAACTATATCTATGTGGACAACTACAACATACAGACAATCATTACCGAAAATTATAAGAAATGAACGATAATAAAGAAAAAACAGAAGCAACAGTTATAAACCTAATGAAAGGAACTCTTTCATTTATAGCTAAAAATGGAGACTACATAACAATACCATCTTCTGGTGAAGCAAAGGTTGACATAATAAGAGTAGATGGAGATACCACTGCAAACACACAAGGTCTCGAGATTAAGACAAATAAGACTATTGTTGGAAAGATTACTGGATTGCCTTCTTATAACAAAGATTACATTTACATTGTTCCAACTCTTGTTTATCAAAGTATTCACCACGAAAGACCAGATGTTTACATAGTTGATGAATTAATAAGAGACCACGGCACAGTTAAAGTCGCAAAGGCTATATCAAGACCAGAGTTTAAGTCTGTACTTTCCGACTTTGAAAGGATAAATAATATACTTGTTTCTATAGATTTTGACAATAGTTCATCTATAATAAATTCTGTTTTTGAGGCTAAAACAATTACAGATAAATACATTAAGTAATAACTATAAATACAAATTTACACATGCCACGAATACTTACAAATAAGTACGGCTTCCCTGAGCCATTACTAAGGGCATTATCCTTTGATGGATATGAAAAAAGAGGTTACATAAGCGTAACGAGTCTTATCGACTCTCCAAAGGTAAGGCTTATAAGAAATAACTTTGAGTATTACGAAGATGTATCAGACCTTGTCTGGTCTGTACAGGGTTCTGCCATGCATACAGTTCTTGAAAGGGCTTGCGAAATGATTTCTAAGTACGACAGAGACAATGGAATACTTGAACCAAGATATATCGCAGAGCATAAGATGGATTACAAGTTTCTTGGGCATCATTTAACAGATAACGGAGAGGGTGTACATATTACTGGAACACTTGACCTACTTCATGTGCTAAAGCCAAGAATACTTTTTGACTACAAAAATACTACAGTCTGGAAAATAATAAAATGCAAAAAGACTGTAGACGAAAGAGGCTCTGTTATATATAAAGCAGGAAAAGACGACGTGGTTGACTGGCAAAAACAGTTAAATATGTATGCACACATGTACTACAAGTTACATGGTATCAAAATAGAAAAAATACGAGTAATTGTCTTTGTAAAAGATTGGACCGCAAGGGAAGCATACAAAGAAGACTATCCAGAAAAGCCAGTAGTTATGGTGGATATTCCTGTTTATTCTGATGAATCAATAGAAAAGTTTATAGTTAAACGAATAGAGACACATTATGCAGCAGAAAGAATATTTAACACAGAAGGGATTGATGCTGTCCCAGAATGTACTCCAGAGGAACGATGGTCGTCTCCTCCAACATACAAAATAATGCCTTATGAAGGTGCTAAAAGGGCAATATCTGGAGGTGTATATGAAATAACATCAAAAGAGGAAGAAAACAAAGCGATAGCACACTATAATGCACTTAAACTTAATGATTCAAAAATATTCCTAAAGAAAGTATTAGGAGAAGACAGAAGGTGCGAGAACTACTGTCCATTAAAAATACACTGTCATTACTTCAAATCTAAAAATACATAATATGCACTTTTTATCATTAGACCAATCATTAGAACTTTTTAACAGCGGTAAACTTAAAAAGTTTAATCATGGAAAAGAACAAGATATAGACTTTGAGTTCTCGTACTTTAAGAATGGTTTTTCAGGAAGCATACGTATAGCACGAACAGATAAAAAAGACTTTATTACAAAGTTTGACCAAAAGGCATACGACATTATATGTCCAGCAGTTCCGAGTGATTTTATAGTAAAAGATGGAAACGTAAAACCAAATACTACAGTAACAGTAACACATGTTGATAAAGAAACAGCGTTACTTGATGCTTTTGATTACATATCAGAAGAGGCTATATTGTTTGGTGCTGAAGCATATAATGCATCTGATTTTTTAAATCCGTTGCTATCAAAAGAAATGTGGAAGCTGGCTATAAAGCCAAAGACTTTAACTGGTTGGGCTTGGTATTCAGAGATACTAAAAAATCCATCACAATCAAAGAATAAGATTATACCTATAAAAGTTAGACCTTTTATATCAGAAGATTACAACAAGAACAAAACAATCTCAAATCTTATATTGTTTTCAGAAGCATACTTAAAGGTTGATTTTCCAGAGCTTTGTCATATATCTGATTTTTCAATAAAGAAAATGACTGAAGGTAAAATAAAGAATACAATAAAAGAGTTACTCGAAGGTCAAACAGAACATCTTGAATCTTTAATGATACAAAAACTCAGTGGTAATGTTATAGAAAAAATACTTATATACTATAATACAAGCCACGAAAAGTCAAAAGAAATAAAAGATTTCTTCACAATGATTTCTGGAAGAAAGCCAATAGACTTCAATTATAAATCATATCTTATAGATGATAACACAAGGCTTATCCTTGATATTGAAAAATTTGAGCAAATGAAACTTAATTTAATAACACTTATAAAACAATTAGAATATGGAACACAGCAGTAAAGACTTACTTGGTATGATGAAACCTGTATCATCAATACACCACACAAGCCAATCAGCAGACAGTAGTTACAATATAACACTACAGGGTATAAATGGAAGTATGTACTTCAGTGCTGCGTTTATATCAGCGTTAAATATTATAAGTGGTTCTGACAGGATAGGTTTATACTATCATCCAGAGATACCTACACTTGTTATGATGTACGTTACTACCAATCACATAGGAACGCAACCTATCAAGAAATCAAAAGGAAACCCATACAAGATTTATACATCTGAATGGTGTAATCTTTTAAAGAAAAGATTTAGAATAGGAATAAAAAGTACATTCAAGTTATACATTCATCCAGATTTAACTTACACTACAGTTATAAATGGAATGAAAGAAAAATGCTATCTGATATACGACAAGACTTCTGAACGTACAGATATTGATGAGTTTGTTAAAGCTGAAATAATTGCAGAAACAAAGGCAACAATGAAGCTTATAGAAGACGCAAGTAAAAATAACTAATTATGAATCATACAACCACAATTACAGATGATTTACTTCATCCGTATTTCCTCGTGTGCAGAAAAGGAACTATAGAGGTTTATAAAAAGAAAAATAGAAAGAAGTCTGACGGAACAACAGAGATTTATAATAGTAAAATTGCTACTAAAAGTGGAATACGTGAAGCACTTAAAGCAATGGTAACTGATGCACTCGGAAAAAACAAAAAGAAAAAACCAGTTAACATAAAAAGTTATGTGAATGAGTACACTAAGCTTTATTTAGAACTTAAGAAAATACTATCAGTAGATGAACTACCTATCTGAAATACACGACGACATACTCGGAAGTTACTCAATAAGGATAACCTCAGATACTGTTTATAAGGTATATAAAAGAAAAGACTGCGTAAAACTTGATGTGTATAAAAAACTAAGAAGTGAGGATATAAATGTATCTGAAGAAGATATCAATAAGTATTTTATACTTGTATCAACACATAACAGTTTATTTCTTGCACTTGTTGCTATAGCAGAAAATAATATGCTTTTTGACAAGACACGAGTAATAGGATTTTTTACGATAATATCAGAATTTAAAAGATATGTTGAATCAATTAAGTAAATACGACGACATAGATAAAGGAATACACTTTTTCACAGACGGAGATACTGATATTGTCGTAATGAAAAAAGACATGTTCACTGTTGACGAACTTGACATGGCAGAGTGCCTAAGAATGTATATTGACAATCAGTCTACTGTATGGATACCTACAATAGAAATAAGTAATTATTCTTTGTATAAATTTATACTTTTTTCCTTTAGGGAGTTTGTAAGGACTGATTCAAATGAAAGAGATAAAGTGTTTGAGCAACTTAAACAATCTTATATTCGTCATAATGAAATGTTCGCAAAAATTGCGAGAGAAAGATTTGACAGATATGACGATATGCTTGTACATCAAAAAGATTGTGCGTATCTTGGCTACACAAGAAGAGAAAACATTTTTGCACTCGAACAAGGATTAGGTAAAACTATACTTGGTATATCACTATCATATATAGTAAAATCAAGGTTAACACTTATAATAACTCCTGGTGTTGTTAAATGGCAGTGGCCTACTGAGATGATGGATTGGGGTGTCTGCATGAACGAAATAACAGTTGTTGATGCAGATAAAAAGTCAAACATAGTTGCACCTTATGAAAGGTTTATAATTATAAACTATGATTTACTTGAGAAAAACTTGGTAAAACTTAAAATAAAAAATCCTGACCTTATAATACTTGATGAGTGCCATAAAGTTAAAAACATGGACTCAAATAGAACAAAGGTATTACATGAACTTCAAGAGGTTACAAAGGCAAGATTATGCCTATTATCTGGAACACCTGTTACAAACAAAACAGAAGATATTTTTTCATATCTAAAACTTACAACACATAAATACGGAAATAAAAAGAAGTTTGAAGATAAATTTATAGAATCATTTTCAAGCAGAGATGGAAAGTTAAAAACGAGAGGTAAGAATCTTGTTTTTCTAAATGACTGCATATCAAACCTTATGATTCGTAGAAGAAAAAGCATATTGAATCTTCCAGAGAAAAAGTACCATAAACTTATATTTGATATTACAGGTTCAATGAAAGAAGAGTACGACATGTACTATAATGAACTTGTAGATAAAATATCTAAACACGCAAGGAAAAAAGAACTCGACCTTTCACTTCAAAGGTTAAATATAATATCGGCAAAGTCAAAAGTAAAACATATAATATCACTTGCAGAAACTGTAATAAAAACCAAACATAAGGTTTATGTAGATGAAAAATTTATAGATGGAAATACCACAACTGTAATAACAAACAAAGAAATAGAGGTAGATGGAAAGGTTGTAATATTCTGTATGAACACAGAGCCTTTAATGATGCTTCAAGAACATTTTAAATCCAGATGTGTTCTTATAGATGGTAGTGTTCCTATGAAAAAGAGAGTTGCAATAGCAAAACTATTCAGAAAAAGTAGGACTGTAAATGTTCTTATATCACAGTTAGATGCTGGAGGTATAGGATTAAATCTTGTTAATAAAAAAGAGGATGTTAGTCTTCCTCCTATATACACGGTAATACACCTGAATTTTCCATTTACAAATGCTCAGCTTGAACAGGGAAACGACAGAGTACATCGTATAGGTCAGTGGCATCCTGTTGATATTTACTATACACTAAGTAAGGGTACTATAGATGAAAAGCTATTAGATATAATACAAAGAAAATACCAAGATGTATCTACACTTATCGAAGGTCAAAAAGAAGACATAGACCTCAACGATGTTGACTTTGATGAACTTGATATACTTTATAATACAATTCAAAAAGAACATGAGGATTTTTCTGAAAACGAATCAACAGTAAACGACATAATAAATGGCTAAGAATAAAAAACAAGACTCAGCAGAAAAGGTTATATACCAGAAAAAGCTCGCAGAACTAAACGAGGCTGTTCAAAGATTAAAGACAGCAAATTTACCAATACCAGATGTTATACTTAAAAAGATTGACATTTACGAAAGTAAACTTAATAAAAATAAGTACGGTGCTAAAAAAGACACAACATCTGTTGAAGGTCAAACATTTGACTCACAGTTTGAAGCAAAAGTAGCATTGTTCTTAACAAAATCTGGAGTAGACTACAAAACACAGGTTAAGTTTAAGCTAATGGAAGATTTTAAACTTGTGTATCCAGAAGATTCTGGTAGTATTCCAGAAATAATTCAAGATATTGAGTATCATGCTGACTTTGTTATAAGTGACAAAATAATAATAGATGTAAAAGGAAACAAGGCTACTCAAACAGCTGCCTTTAACATTAAATGGAAATTACTTAAGAACAAGTTAAGAGATAAGTATTACTATATATTAATAGGTAATAACACTGAACTTGCTATGGCGATAGGAAAAATAAAAGTAATACTGTCTAAAATAAAAACCAACAATGGCTGAGAAATATTTTGAGTTTATAGAGCATGACATCTCTAACAGAGGTAATATTATTTCACTTGATGATGGGAAAAGAATTCTTCCTGTAAGAAGAAACTATCCGTCATATACAAGCATGTTCTTATTTGATGAGGACATAGTTAATCACGTTAAAGATTTGGTTGCATCTGGGAAAAAACCATCTGTTACTGGATTTGTAGGAAGATGCTATATGAATTATCTTTGGCTTGATATAGATACTCCAGACGAAACAAAGGATGTTGAAAAGAATATAAGGTCTACTATTGAAGAAACGAAAAAGATAATAGATAATATGATTGTTAAGTATAACATGAAAGAGAATAACTTCAAAATATACTTTTCAGGAAATAAAGGGTTTCACATAGGAATACCAGCACACTTATTTGGTGCAGAGAATTATTCTTCTGAAGCATTACCTGCAATATGTAAGGTTCTTGCAAAAGAAATATCTGATGGTAGTAGAATGGTTGACAGTGTTATTTATAATACAGTAAGAATATTCAGAACACCTAATTCACAACATGAAAAGAGTGGTTACTATAAGGTCCAGGTTTCATACCAAACAATAGCGAATCTATCATCAGACACTATACTACAAAATAGTGAGTTCTGTGTCAACGAGCAATATACACTCGACCTGTTGCCAAATCAAGCACTTACGATGATGTTCCAAGAGTGTTGCAAAAAGGCAAGTAAACACTTTGATATTTTAAGTACAGTATCTGGAGAGGATAACACTGTACTTAAAAATAAAACATTATTTAGGCTTCCTGAAAAAGGAACAAGGAACGATTCTATTTTCAGGATGGGTGTTAAGCTGTTTTCTATACCTAAAAATTATTTATCAAACGAGCAGTGCATTGATTTACTCAGAATGATTAGCGATGCTGTTAATACAGCATCTGTCATACGAGGTCAAGACCCACTAACAGAACACGAGGTAAGAACATACATAAATCAATCATTTAAGTACACAAGACTAAATCAGACAATCAATGCTATTGAAGCAAGAAATATTACTGACCTTGCATTAAAGGTTTATAACTATGCTACAAATGCAAGGTTCATATCTACAGGAATACAAGAGTTTGATGAGGACTTGGGAGGTGGTGGAATACTTGGAAACCTTTATTCTGTAATAGGAAGAGGTGGTACTATGAAATCTATATTTTTACAGAATCTACTTATAAATGACTGTAAGGCTGGAAATCAGAATATATATCTAAATATGGAGATGTCTGAAAATGAGTTCTTTGATAGAACATGCAAAATAATTCTTCAAAAGAACTTTATAGAAATGGTCAGAAGTGGAGATATAAAAAGAGAAGATATTCAGAAGATACAACATGAAATACACGACGTGATAGGAACAAGACTAATAGTTGTAAACGAGAATGATTTGTCGCCTACAGACATAGAGGATATTGTTAAAAGAAAACAAGATGAATCTGGTTCTCCAATACGAGCAATAGTTGCTGATAGTTCTTCTGCTATGGCTATGGTTGGCAGTAACGATGAAGTAAAAACAGCTGTATATAATTCAAAAGAATTAAAACAGGTTGCAAAAAGACAGAATGTATGTATATTCTTAATAAATCACTGTAACAACCAAGCACCTGTAACAATGCGAGATGTCTCTACGTTTGTTCGTGGTGGTTCAAAGACAATAGATAACGGAGATGCTTATTTCTGTTTATCGAAAATAATAGACAGAGATAGGTCTGATTTCTTTAGTGTTCCGAAAGATATAGTATATTTACAAGGATATACATACGTTAGATTTGTTAACAAAAGAGAATCTGGAAACACACTTGATAAGGTTATAACAATAGCAGATGATTTAGTAATGGATGTCTGCGAAGAGGATGCTAAATCTTTTAACTTTTAAAATAATAATTATGTCAATTACAGAATTTCAAGAAAAAGCCTCAAGAACACTATCTGAGCTAAACGGAAAACAAGAGGACAACTTACACATGGTTCTCGGTATGGTAACTGAATCAGCTGAATTAGCTGACGTTTACAAAAAGAACCTTGCATATAAAAAGGATATAGATATTGTAAATGTAAAAGAAGAAATAGGTGACTTACTTTGGTATGTAGTAAACTTTTGCACAATCAATAAACTTGATATTGGAGAAATACTTGCCACAAATATAGCAAAACTTCAGCTTCGTTATCCAGAGAGATTTGAAGAGCACATGGCGATAAACAGAGATATTACTAAAGAACGTGAGTTACTGGAAAATAAGTCAAACAACATTTTGTAAATTTTGCTTGATTAAAAAACATTATTTAATTATATTTACGCAATTATATGAAATTATATCCAGACTCAACTATGATGGAAAAGGTTCCAGTCGTGTTTAATGACGAGACCTATTACATAAAGGCATTTGTAACATACGCTTATTCATTTAATGAACCTTATAAAAATTACGATATACCAGAGAATCCAAAAAGAACAGTCGAGGACGTAATAGAGGTTGCAATACTTAATCTTTATCATGTGGACAAAGACGGTCTCTTTATAAAAGACTCAATAGACTCGAGCACTGATATTCATGAGTATATACATGATAATAAAAAGGAAATTTTCTTAAAATTCATAAATTGTTAAATTATGCCTACTTTTGCAACAGCATTCGCAAACGGAGATACAGCATACACTGTACTTTCAAGCGTTATTAAATCATTCGAGGTTACCAAAACAGATATATCTGTTACAGGAACAGGCGAAGGAGAAGTACTTGTAATAAAGTACACAGGAACTATTGATGGTGTAACAAGGCAGATAGCCGAAGATAGATGCGGTGCTACTGCACAGGCTGCAGCTGACATCCTTGTTTCTGATTTTGACTAATTAAATTCTTAATTTTTATTTATGGCAAGAAACTCAGACTTGATAGCATCCTTTTTCTCTTATATGGGAAATAAACATAATCTTGTTGACTGGATAGTTCCCTTTTTTCCACAGCATAAAACGTATGTAGAGGTTTTCGGAGGAACTTTTGCAGTAGGACTAAATAAGCCAAAGTCAGACGTTGAGATATACAATGACCTTAATTCTAATCTGGCTAATTTATTTCATGTTGTACGAACAGACTTAGATTCTTTTTTAAGTGAACTTGATAAATGTGTTGTTAGTGAAGATTGGCACAAGATGTTTTATAACAACCACTCAAAATACACAGAACTTGAAAACGCTGTAAGGTATTTTTATGTTATGTGTTTTACATTCAGAGGAAAGTATGACGGAGGGTTTTCTTATGCTGCTGAAGCATCTTATGGAAAAATGTTACAGTCAAAGGTTCAGATAATAAAGGAGATACACAACAGAATAAAGAATGTAATTATACTTAACAAACCTTGTTTTGATGTTATAAAACAGAATAACGAAAAAGATACATTACTTTATCTTGACCCTCCATATGTAAATACAGAACAATATTATAAGAATCTTGCTGGTGCATTTACAGAAACAGAACACATACGTCTTCGTGATATGCTTGAGCAACATAAAGGCTACTTCTTCTTGTCATATGAAGATGATGAACTTGTTTCTGATTTATATAGAAAGTTTCATATACACAGAAAGCAACTATTAAGAGAGTCATCAGGCTCAAAAAGATATGAAGTTTTAGTAACTAATTATATGCCACAGAATACATTGTTTTCAATATGAGTAAGTATATAATAGACGGAGAATGGAAATATAAAGCTACTGTTGACAAAAACAAAAGAGCTGATTACATGAGAGCTTTATCTGACTTATCAATAAGTACTCACTCTATGGCGGAAGACCTTGCATACCTTGAATACGGAAATGACGACGTTAGAAAGAAAAGGATTATAGCAAGAATAACTGATATTAGGGTTGGTCTTGATTTACTTGAAAAAAACTTATAAACAAATTTTCTTAACAAATAAAACTAATTTTATGAACAATTACACTGCAAATGCAAACCAAAGTAAACCTTACGTTCCAGAAGGATTTACTCAGATTCAGGGAGAAAATCCTTCAACAGGTGAAAGGTCGCCAAGATTAAAAATTGAACCAGGTCAGTCATTTCTTGGTGTTATCTTGCGAAGACAGCTTAACAAACAGTCAAAGTTCGGTGTGTCTGACCTGTATTGGTTAAAACCTGTTGTTGACTACAAGCCAGAAGCTGGAATCTGTGTCTACGGAGAAACTGACGTATTCTTCGGAATTGACTCCCAAATGTTACGAGAAAGATTATCAGGTATTCCAGATAATTCACTTGTTTGTATCGTTAACAGCGGTAAGCCAAATGGAAAGAATTATTTTAAGTGGGAAGTGTTTGTTGACACAAGATACAAACCAGTAGCGGCTACAACATCTGCGATTCCACAGGCTCATCATTTTGCACAACCACAGTACAACCAGCCTGCACAGTACAGCCAACCTGTTGTTCAGCAAACAGGACAGGTTATGCAGAATCCAAATATAATGAGTGGTATGCAACAAGCTGTCAATCCAGTGCAAAATGCTACTCAGTACGGAGCAAATGAATATTCAATTCCATCTTCTCAGGAGGATGATTTACCATTCTAAAAACCAATCAGATGATACTAACAGATGTAAAAAGTTTGCTTGGTGACTTTGATAGTAAGTATAAGGGAGCTCAGCCAACTATGCTGAGACTCCCTTTATTTTATTCAGAGGTTGAAAGCAAAGAGTACTTTAAAAGAGTAACTAATATATTTGACTTTTTCATTAGTAATGGAAAAGCAAATGCAAGTGATAAACCTGATTTTATTAATCACTTTTGTGATTTTACAGAAATAGAAGAATTCTGCGAAAAGAATCCTAACCTTGAGTTTGATGATATTCTTATTAACTCAAGAAAAGAATTCGGAACAGGAGAAACATTAGGAACATCTTGGATAAACCATGAGTTTCTTGGGAATCAAATAGGAAATCTTATAAACGGTATTATACTTGGTATAAACAGTTTCCATATGATTTACGAGGGATACTTTGGAGATTCAATCTGTGTTAATGTTGATAAGAATAAAACTACTCAGGTGTGCGACTATACTTTTGTTTATATAGATGACAAGTATATAAACATGAATCTTTCGCTACACAATCCTGATGTTGAAGATATTATATTTCAGCATACACTTCGTCATCTACTTGCTAAGTTTATCCAATCATCTCCAAAGATGAGAAACCTTCAGATAGGACACATAAATATCTTTATTAATAATTTAGACACTAATACTCCTTATAATCCTTTGTCTATGGAAAGAATAGAACTATTTGTTCCATATAATATAGATTATCCTGGAGAGTATTATTTTGGTGAAAAAGTAAATCTCTCAGAATGCCTAAAATAGTTCCATACTCAATATATAATGTAGTTGACAAAAGAGAAAACACTTGCATCTTGTTTGCAATTTCTAATCTTTTTAATTACAATATTACTAAAGCTATGATAGATGAGGAAGCATTTCTTAATGCTGGAAACTTCATAGAGAATACTGTTCTAAGAGAGATAGGAATCGGTGTTTATACAGAGTCAATATGTAGAGACACATCTGTTTCTGTAGAAAACGGAGACATTGTACAAGACGATAGCTTTATTAATAAAGAAAAAGTTGTTGCAATACTGTATAATGAAGATATTAGAGAATACGACGGTGCTTACTTTTTAGGTGTAATAATAAGAAAAGATAACGAATCTAAAGAGATAACACAGGATACATTCGTAATGCACAGAATACTTGTGGTTATTTATAATGGAACATGCTATCTTGTTGATTCTAATATGATGTATATTGTTGAGTGTAATAAAGAAACATTGTCTGATACAATAAGGGCTAATTATTTCGGAGTATGCGACATATCTGTTATTTGTCATTCAGGCTCATATAAAAGAATAAATGCATCACCTAAAGAATTTGGACATATTATAAATGGAAAAGATTTAGATGTTATACTTAATTAGCATCGTTTAAAATGCGTTTTAAACGGTTATTTTTTCAATCCAATACAAACATACAATAACAATATAAACGTTAAAATTTAACATATTTACACACGTTTTACGGCATATTTTTACAAACAATACTACCATTTAATTATAATAATATCAGTATAGCAATGAGAGTGGGAAGCATAGTTGAAACAGTTGGAAGTTTTGAACATGTAAGAAAGATATGGAGTTTTCCTTATCCAAAGAGTGGAGATGTACTAACAGTGTTATCAATAACAGAGCATCCTTCTAAAGAAATAAGGGAGAAAGGGATTATGTTACTTTACTTTGAGGAGTTGCCTCCAAGTATGCCTGGACTTTGCGATAAGCAAATAAGTGGAAAGCCTAACTTCATAGAGTTATTGTTACCAGATGATATAAATGAATTACTAAAAGAGCCTATTCTAAATAAAACAGATATTCTTAATGGTTAAAGAATCGCTAATGTGTTTATAATAAATACTTGGATAATTTATACTATTTTAGTATATTTGTTTTTAAACTTTTACAAGATGGCTTTAGAAATAACAAACAATGACTATACAATAGTAATTACAGATTCAGAAACAGATTTATCTGATTATATTGTTAAAGCTCAAATAGTTAAGATTTCACCTACAATGATGAACAGTCTCCATCTTGGTGGAAGAGTTGGTAGTCAAGCATATAACAGAGCAAAGATTACACTTACTCTTTCAACAGGTGAAAAGATTGATATTTATCTTGGTAACGAAGGTTCTGAAAATAATGTTTCAAACCAAAGCAACTGGACAAACGACTTAGATGGTCTTGCAACTGCGGCATCTGATATTGAAGGTTGGCTTGCACCTCCTACTCCAGCATAATTAACTAATACTAAATAATAACAACATGGCACTTACAGTAACAAAATCAGCTGATGTCGTAAGCCAAGCTTATACATCACCAACAGAAACTCTGCTTGTTGCAGAAAAAAATATTAAAACAGCATGTAATACTTTTAGGTTAGCTGGAAGGTTCACAGGAACAACTTCGGCTGGAATAAAAAATGTTGTTTCAGTATCATATGTAAATAAACAAGGAAGACTTGTTTGTCCAGCAGAAAGCTTTGCAGCACCAACATTTAAAGATACTGGAGTTGTTACAGTTGCGAGTTTAGCATCAGGTGCATCTGCATTAAACGTAATCTTAACATCTTAAAATATTACAATGGCTGAAGTTTATAAATGCAATCCAAGAATCAATCCAGCAGTTAATGGAATCATACTTAACTGGGATGAATACGCAGTAAGTAAAAATACCTATGATAACAGGGTTTATATAGGTAACAACAGCAAGGTTTTTACAACAGCACAAGCTGTTGATGCTGTAACAGAAATGCTTCAAATAGAAGCTGAAGGCTCTACATACGCAGTAAAAGCGGCTACAATGCCTAAAGGTGAACTGGGTGATAGTCCTATGAATTAGTTTTACAGAAGTTTGTTTTAAAAGAAAAGGCTACCAAATGGTAGCCTTTTTTAATGAAGTTAGTTACTGCTTATTCATAAGCAACACTGTTTGCACCTGCAACATACGCATCGTAAGCCTCATCAGCTGATTTGTAGTTCGCTGGAATTGTAGAAGGAATCGTAGGTGTCGCAGTTCCATCTACATAGTTAGGATTAGCTTTTTTACTGCATGCAGCAACTGTTGTCCAGTTCCATCCAGCCTGGTCATCAACACCCTGACTTGCGTTTTGGTTAAGGATAACAAATGCAACAGGAACAAGAGGGTGTCCGTTTGCAGTGTCAACGATTTTGAATACTCCTGGAAACACAGCTGGTTTCTTCAGGACGTAAACAGGTGTAGCTTGAAATGCTACGCTAAGAATAAATGTTTTTTTCATTTTGAATCAGTTTTTATTTGTTAAGAAAGATTATTTATACTTTAATGCTATGAATGTTATAGCTAATATCCCAAGTGATACGGTTATAGTTGAAGTAACTATTATAAATGTATTCTTTTTAGACATTATTATTCCTTTGAGTTTTTCGTTTGATGTTTTTAACGCATCAATCTGTTCGTTTTTAAGAGACAATGACTTGTTATTTTTCCTGTCAATATCAGAAACAACTTTTAATAACGAGTTTGATATTGAAAAGATAGAATCTTCAAGTGACTTTGAATACGCTTTGTAGATACTTAATTCGTTTTCTATTTGATTACACCTTACAAGTCGAATATTTTGTTTAATAACTTGTTCGTTAGAGAACATTATTCCAATCCTACCTTTAAATATAGCTTTGCAAGGAAACAAAGAATCAGTAGTTGTTGAGTCGTTTGCTGATAGCGATTGTGCTATCATAAACAGTATTACTAACGTAAATAATTTCTTCATTGTATTTTTTATTTGAAACAGATATACTAATGTCTCTTTTTCTTTTTTCAATGCGAATTTTAGTGACTAAAGATGCTATAATAGAATCTCTTGTATTAATAAGATTTTTTGTAGAATCCTGAATAAGATTAAATTCTTTTATTATTGAATCCTCTTTTCTTTTATACTCTCTTTGTATTTTTCTTATCAATATTTTATCTTTTATTCCTGTTGATAAATCAATCGCAGAAGATACAATAAAGAGTAGTATTGTTGCAAACACTAATATTGCAAGCCCTGTTAATATTTTTTCGTGCTTTCCCATAAGTAAGTTTTACCATCTTGCTTTAACACCCCTAACATCATAGTGAACAAATCCAGGATATAGTCCAAGACCACCCTGTTTCATTTTCTTTTCTGCAATAAGTTTTTCAATAATTGCATGAAGTTGCTTTGGTGTTTTACTTTTACATGTTATATCAGAAGCCATAGCTTTTTGATGGTAGGAGTTCTTTTTTCCTCCTACTTTCTTATTATATGCCTCTGTTCTGTATCCAGAGTTAACATGTATGGATTCTCCGAGAAAATCCCTTAAAACCTGAAGGTTGGTTGCAAGAACCTTCAGGTTTGGGATGAGTTCGTCTGGTACGCTTGTACCATCGTGACAGTTAAACTCATTGCTATTAAAGTTCTTTGTAAGTTCCATTATTCTGCTTTTTGTTTCTCTGTATTAAATATATCATCAAGACTTGCATTGTTCTCAAATGAATCAAGCTTTCTCATTATACCTATAGGTGGAAACTTTCCATTTGTTATAAAGAACATGTTTCTTCCTATTGATGCCGCTGGATACATAAAGATTATTATTTTTCCAAGTAACTTTACATATGAGTTTATATTAGGATGCTCTTCTGGACTTATACTTAATATCGCCATATTAGCAATCATAATAGCAGCTATACTTATAATTGATTTTTCTATTATTCCTATGATAAACTTTTTCTCACTTAGTTTTGAAAGTTTTACCCATTTAAGAATACCAAAGAAAGAATCTAAAAATATAAGCATAAAAGAAAACGCAAGAAGCTGATGGTCATAAGCAACAACAAGGTTTATATATCCTAATGCGTTTGTTATAAGCCAGACTATTGGACTAATTATAACAGAGAATATTGATGTTTCTCCAAAAAAAACAAGTTGTCCTTTTAGACTAACGAGTACGTTAAATGTTTTTTCAGCTATGTATTTCTTCATTTAAGATTAGTTTTTTGTGTTTCCAAAAAAGATTCTATCGTAAACCTCGAGAAGTTGCTGTTCGCTCATCTTATTCATAAAGAAATTCATGAACTCAATTTTTTTCTCGTTTGTCCAAGAGTTTACTATTCCCCAGTTTGTTTCGTTACTTTCATCTGTTCCAGAAAGGTCAAAACCCTCTGTTTGAAGTCTCTGTATAAATTCTTCATCGTTAACAAACATAGCACTTAAATCTGTGCCTTGTTGTACTTGCAATAATTCACCCATAACAAGTACTGTGTTTCCTGTTTGTGAGATTACTGTTCCGTTTAATGCTAATAATTCCATGTTAGTTATTTTAATTGTTAAGAAAATGATTCTATTTTAGGCTCAAACACTATAACATCAAGTGTATTAACCCAAGAAAACTCTACATTTGTACACTGGTCAACCTCGTTTTCGCTTATAACCCAGTTATCGTTTGCATCTTGTATTGGATTAAAATACATAGAATCTGAAAACTGATGCCCTACAAGCATATTTTTCTGCTCTTCTGTTAGTATTCTTACGTTCATGCTTTTATCTTTTATACTTGTCTTCCAAGCATTGTTTGGTACTCAAGGACTATTTCATTAAGATATAAGCCATCTTGTTGACTTAATCCATCTCCTAAAAAAGCTAATGCTAACTCCCGACTTGAGTAATATCCGGGCGTCCCTGTGGAGTTTCTTGCACCTAT